TTGAGAAAGCAATCGACAAGATTGTTGCTGCTGATCCAATAAACATTTACAAAAAGCTCAAAATCAATGTATCTGATGAAGATACGCTAGGCCAAACTGCGTAAACCATAGGGAGGGGGACTCAAAATCGGCACCCCCTCTCAAATCGCGCCGGTCTGTGATATTTCCCCGGAGGGAAAATTGATATTTGGGCTTTAAGGCTCCGACAGCGAAAGCTGCCGATTATATTTGTGTAAACTCTCGATACCTGTATCCACAGCAGGTGTTAAGATTTACAGTCATATGGGAAATTGCCGAGGTTCTGGGGTGTAGACCGGGGCTTCGGCGGTTTTTGCAAGGGCTCATGGGAGTAGTATCCTCCTATATATTTGGGTTCAGGGCTTTCACGATGTTCAACCTCCATTGGGCATGATCTGCTTTTTCTTCTCCTTTCAAATGAGACAGGCTTAACTGGTACTACTGCGACTCCCATGAACCCTTGCAAAAGCAAAATAAGAATCTGAAACGAGGTTATTGCAATGAAACCTAAGAAGTCTGCTCCGGGCGAAATGTCGGCTGCAACTTCGCGGCCTGCAAGAACCCCGGAAGCGCAAGAAAACTATATGATCAATCTGGCAATGAAGCTGGTTGAGAAACGACTGCTGGAAGGTACGGCATCCAGCGCTGAGACGACCCATTTTCTGAAGCTGGCGACCTCCAAGAACGAGTTGGAGAAAACAAAGCTGGAAGAGGAAAACAAGCTGCTGAGGGCAAAGACTGAGACACTCCAGAATGCAAAGCACTCCGAGGAGATGTACGAGAAGGCCATTGCTGCCATGAAGAAATACAACGGCTTGGGAGAGGATGACGAGTATGACATTAATTGACGTTGCATTTGCCCTGAGCATGGTTGTGATGATTATTTTCGTACCACTATTCTTTGCCGAGTGGGTCGAGAAGCACACCCAGAGTTATGCGCTTGAGATATTTGCGCATTTCGGAATGCCTGCGCTATTGTGGTGTGTAATGTTGGTGCTATATGAATTGCTGCGTAAGAATGGGGTAGTTGGGTGAAATGTCAATAACGAATATCCAGATGCTATTGGCTGTACTGTGGTTATGCAGTTTTGCAATCTTCATGGTGGCCGTATACCTGGGGGAGCATCCGGAAAATGCTGTAAGTACGACCATGCTGTATGTTCTCGGGGCACTGTCTGGGGTTATTGCACTCTGCGAGATACTGGAGCTGTTTGCATGAAAAGCTACACGGAACTTTGCACGCTGCCGACATACGAGGAGAGACTGGAGTATTTACAGCTGCACGGGGAAGTGGGGAGAGATACCTTTGGGTTTGACCGATGGCTGAACCAGGACTTCTACCAATCGAGAGAGTGGCGGCAGTTCCGAGATAGGATCATTGCCCGGGACATGGGATGCGACCTGGGGTGCAAAGACCACCCGATCACAGACTGGGTGCTGCGGGACGGAAAGCCGATCCGACCGAAGATTTCCATCCACCACATAAACCCCATAACAAAAAATGACGTTCTCCAGCACAGCGAAAAACTGCTTGATCCGGAGAACGCCATTTGTGTTTCGGCGGCAACGCACAAGGTGATCCATTACGGAACGGGGAAGGGCCCGAAGCTGCCGGACGGAGAAAGAAGACCGGGCGACACCTGCCCATGGATAAAAACATGAATAAGTTACAAGAAGAAACCGACAATGGCTAAGGCGACAAAAAGCAAAACGACACCGACTTGGATGTACATTCCGTGATCACCGAGAAAATCAAGAGTTCTTTCGAGAATATGCTTGGCTCTATCGATAAATTCGGTGACCGAAAATTCTGGAATATGGCGATTTACTATTTCTGCATAGGTGCGAAGTTCTTCGTTATCATCGTCCGAATCCGTTTGACGACTACTTGGCTCATCAGATAAAGAATCATCGGGCTTGAACTGTGATCCGCAATAAGGACACTCGAGAAATGCACCGTGGTCATCCATTTTTACAGGAGCGCCGCAGTTTGGACAGGTGTAAGACTGCATATATTGCCTCCGAAGTATAAGAAAAACCGTTTGAGATAAGTATATCAATCCATATGTTGTATGTAAAGAAGAAAGCCTGATATCCAGTGGAGGAAATGAGTATGTACCAGAAAAAAGCATTTAACCGGCGAGAGCAGGACTACGCCATGGGGCTGCGGCGGAAGCTGGAAGAGGCAGAGGCGATGCTCCAGCATCTTGCACCGAGCCGCGCGAGAAGCCTGGCACTGACCAAGCTGGACGAGGCACTGCTCTGGGCGAACGTGGGTATTGCGGAAGCAGGGCTCCAGCAGGGCTATACGGCTGTACTGCGGAACAAGGGCTTTGACTTTGACGATGCTCTGGCGACAAATGCGGATGGGCAGCAGGTGCGGGCAACACGGGCCAGGGATATTACGTTTGATGGGATGAAGATCACCCCGGACAGCGTGGAGAACCACAGTGCTCTGAAATCCGGGCTGGACACCATTGATCACCAGAAGCTGACCGATATTGTTGAAGCTGCTGCACAGAAAGAAGCGGCCATGGGCAAGGACGGCGCGCCCCACCATCTGGCCGAACTGGAACTACTGGCGAGGGCTCAGAAGGACTGGTACTACGCCATGATGAGTTACATTATGGGCGATGACAGCGATGCCGAGGAGGAATCAAAATGAATTCGATCCTGACGAGCGTGAAGAAGCTGCTGGGCATTGCCGAGGAGTGCACCGACTTTGATGCGGACATCATCATGTACATCAACATGGCGCTGTTTGCACTGGTGCAGATGGGCGTGGGGCCCGGCGAAGGGTACGCCATTTCCGGGAAAGAAAACGAATGGACGGAGTTCATTGCTGACCCGGTGAAGGTGGAAGCGGTGAAGGCTTACGTGGCCGTGAAGGTACGGCTGCAGGGCTTTGACCCGCCCCAGAGCAGCACCACCATGGAAGCGCTGAAGAATACCGCCTCCGAGATGGAATGGCGGCTGAACGTGGAGCATGACAACACATGGGACGGACAGTAGCAGCGCGATGGGTGGAGCACTGGATGGAAACACCGGAGAAAAAGGACTGGTTTGGACGGGTAACACAGGATATCTGCAACGGATGCGCCCGACAGGGAACATGCGAATGCCCGGATGATATCCGATGCTTTTACACCCTGGACAAGCCCTTTTACCGGCCTAAAGCCTGAACGAGTGAAACGGAGCAAGACGAGGAACCAAAATGGCATTATCGAACACGGCCACGCCGATCTACTACGGCCGTTTTCGGGAGGCCGTGATGCGTGGCGAAATACCCGTATGCCGGGAAATTGCCATGGAGATGGAGCGGATCGATGACCTGATCGCCAACCCGGGCATCTACTATGACGACAAAGCGGTGAACGGCTTTATCTCCTTTTGCGAGGATGAGCTGACCCTGACCGACGGCACCGACGTGAAGCTGCTTGACAGTTTCAAGTTATGGGCCGAAGAGATCTTTGGATGGTACTACTTTGTGGAGCGAAGCGTCTTTGTGCCGAACGAGCGCGGAGGCGGCGGACACTACGAGACCCGGCGGCTGAAAAAGCGGCTGGTGACAAAGCAGTACCTCATCATTACCAGATCGGCCGCGAAGACCATGTATCTGGAGTTTTTGCAGGCATACTTCCTGACGGCGTACACCACCACGACCCAGCAGCTGACCACCGCCCCGACCATGAAACAGGCCGAGGAGGTGCTGGCACCCTTCCGCACCGCATTGGCGCGAGCAAAGGGGCCGGTGTTCCAGTTTATGACCGAGGGCAGTCTGCAAAACACCACCGGCTCCAAGGCAGACCGGGTGAAGATGGCTTCCACCAAGAAGGGCATCGAGAACTTTTTGACCAACAGCCTGCTGGAAGTGCGCCCGATGACCATTGAGAAGCTGCAAGGACGGCGCGACACTGTGGCGACCGTGGACGAGTGGCTCTCCTGCGACATCCGGGAAGACCCCATTGGTGCCATTGAACAGGGCGCAGCCAAGAACGAGAATTACCTCATCGTGGCGGCTTCCTCCGAGGGCACGGTGCGCAACGGCTGCGGCGACGACATCAAAATGGAGTTGATGAGCATCCTGAAAGGGGAGTACGTCAACCCCCATGTGTCCATCTGGTACTACAAGCTGGACTCCATTGAGGAAGTGGGCCAGCCGGAGATGTGGCTGAAGGCCAACCCGAACCTGGGCAAGACCGTGAGCTACGAGACCTACCAGTTGGACGTGGAGCGTGCAGAGAAATCCCCCAGCGCCCGGAACGATATTCTGGCCAAGCGCTTCAACCTGCCCATGGAGGGCTACACCTATTTCTTCCCCTACGAGGAGACCCTGTGCCACCGGAAGAGAAGCTTCTGGCAGATGCCCTGTGCCATGGGCGCGGACCTTTCCATGGGCGACGACTTCTGCGCCTTTACCTTTCTGTTTCCGCTGTCCAACGGATATTTTGGGGTCAAGACGCGGGACTACATCACATCCTACACCCTCAGCCAGCTTCCGGCTTCGAGACGGCAGCAGTATGAGGAGTTTATGCGGGAAGGGACTCTGTTCGTGTTTGACGGCACGGTTCTGGACATGATGCAGGTATATGATGACCTGGATAACTTTATCATGGAGAACGAGTACGACGTACGGGCGTTTGGCTACGACCCCTACAACGCACAGGAGTTCGTGAAGCGCTGGGGCGATGAAAACAGTACCTTTGGTGTTGTGAAAGTGATCCAGGGCGCAAAGACCGAAAGCGTGCCGCTGGGTGAGCTGAAAAAGCTGAGCGAACAGCGGAAGCTGCTGTTTGACGAACAGCTGATGCAATTTGCCATGGGCAACTGCATTACGCTGGTGGACACCAATGGTAACCGGAAGCTCTACAAACAGCGGCAGGATCAGAAGATCGATGCCGTGGCTGCCATGATGGACGCTTACGTGGCATGGAAACAGAACCGGGATGCGTTTGAATAAAACGGAACCGCCAGCGTATCACGAAACAGAACGTAGTACGCTGGCGGTTACTTGTTTTTAGATCTTTTGATAAACACTTCCGTCAGAACGGAGGTAGAGTTCGGATGGCTCGGAGGGCTTGTCCAGTGCTTCTTCAATAAACGCAAGAAGCGGAGTCTCCGATTGCGAACTCAGAGTGTCGTACAATTTCAGAACTTTATGTTCGCTCTGTGATACATCGCCTTTCAGCAGGCCCTTTTTCTTACTTTCAAGGTCCTTGTTGATCCTGTCGGAGAATTTTGTTATGGCACTGATCATGCGGTTCTGCGTCAGTGCAAACAGAGGCTTTGCATCCGCGCTGATATTTGCAAGATAGGATTGGTTCCAGTTTTGCGAATAATACGCTTCCATGATCGTGCTGATGGCGTAAAGCTGCGAGGCGAGATCAATTCCTTGTTTGTTCTGCAATACAGTTTTTGCTTGATTTTCGTTGGACTTTGCAGCAGCAGAACTCTCCAGCTGCTCTGTGTAAAATTCTATGTCCGCAACCGCTTTGATTTTTGCTCGCTGAAGATTCCCGATCGTAGCCATGCGCTGCGGTTCACTGAGCATGATAGTTGCGTAATTTGCGAGCGCATATTTTACGAAGGTAAGCTCTGACAGCAGCTCAGTACGCTTGGATGCCTGAAGGAATGCCAGAAGGTCGTCCAGCTTCCGGTTGACCTCTGTCAGCTTGGAGCTGATATCTGCAAGAAAATACTGGCCTGTTGCAAAAGATGCTACACTGAACATCTGGAAGGCAGCAACTGCTGTGGGATTGACCTTATACAGAGATGCACTTCCGGCAAAACTGCCTGCTGCGTCTATCATTGTGGTGGACTGACCGCCCTGATGGAGGTTCATTAAAGCCCCCTGAATGCCCTTCGGAAAATGGAGAATATACAGATTGGATGCCGTGCCAGCCACAAGCTGCGCAGGAACCAGCTGTAGAAGGGCGTTTGCTGTAATGCCAGCCTGCTCCGGAAATTTAATCTTCCGAAAGCGGGATGTATCGCCAAAATCAAAAGAAACATCGCTTGCGGTAACTTCGCAGTTCAGATTCTGAGTGGGAGACAGTTCATGGTTGTCCATAGCAGGAATCCTCCTCATATTTTGTAAGTCTATCATACCGCAGGAAGCAGTTGTTTGCAACAGATTTTGCGAAAGGAATACGGAATGCACGGATATTCAAACATCTGGAGATGGAGAAATCCGGATGAGCTCTACCACTATGGTATTAAGGGTATGAAGTGGGGTGTACGGCGTACCAAAGAACAGCTTGCACACGACCGATATTCGATCGAAGCGAGAGCAACTCGGAAATTCAGAAAACCGTTTTATACTTCAAATGGTGTCCTTGTGAAAGGTCTATCGATTCATGCACTGGACCGTACCCAAGACCCTACCAGACAGGTGACATTGGAAGGATTGCTGGATGCATTGCAAAAGCCACTAAACTCTGATACAATAAAGGTGCGGTATAATGAGAAGGGACAGCCTAGTCAACGGTTCATTGGTCAGTACGCTACAGTAAACGTGAACCCCGAAAATGGCTGTGTCACGACTGTCTGGAAAACCGGGCATGATGCAATCCGAAAATACACTAAGAGGTGATCCATGATGCTGACCGAGAAACAGATCGATTTTTTGAAAAGTCTGGGGCTTGATTACGATTATACCAAAATCGATGATTTTTCCGATGAGTGGGCCGAAATCGAAGAACGAGTCGGCGATGAACTGGAATATCGGGGGTTGAATGACGATTATTTTCCAAATGATATTGGAAAAATGTGCGAGTCCATTTTAGATATCATTCCATAATACGTTATATCTGAACGCATCAGCTTAATGGCTGGTGCGTTTTTTGTTTGTGAGGGAGGTGAAACATGACGGTATACAGTGATGACCTTTACCATCATGGAATCAAAGGCCAAAAATGGGGCGTTCGTAGGGGTCCGCCCTATCCGATAGAAGACACCGTTATGCGCACAGGAACGCGCCTTAACAATGTCAACACGAACCCTCATAAAAATGAGAGCAACCCGGATCGATGGCTGTATACTTATAATCCCGATGATGACTGGGATAGCAGTGTGTACAAAGGTCCTTTTGCTGTTTACTTGATGCAAACGAAAGGTCTTGAGGTTTTTGAGCATCAATATGAAACAATCAAAAACCTTAAGATGCCCACAAGCAAGGAACGGTTGGATGAGTTTATAGCTGCATACAACGCCAATAAATATCGTTCTTCCATAGAACTTCGTTCCATGCAGAAGAAAATGGTACGCTATAAAATCGGCACAGAAAAATCCAGAACGGTTGATCTGAGTCAATTAAAAACAAATGATGATTATAAAGCGGCATACGAGGTGTTTAATCACCTGATGGAACGAGCCTGGGAATATGGTATCACCAGAAGATATTGCAAGACTATGAGCGAAAAATATGACGCTATGGTTGACGATAACAATCAAGCGATATATAATCATGCACATGATCCTGTTATTATTTTCAAGGTAAAAGAAGCATTGAAGGAAATCGGAAATGTTAAAATGATTGATGTTTCCGAAGCCGGAAAGCACTTTGAAAATGTACAGGCAGAACTTGCAAAGAAAGGCGAGAAGGTGCTGCTATGAAACTTTCTGAGGAAGAAAAGAGAAAACTGGAAGATCTTTTGGAAAAGCACCAAGAAGATATCGACCAGGAACATTCGGATTTTAGAAAAGAAATCTCAGAAAATAAAAAATCTGAATGACAGAACATGGTAAAACGCATCGGCTTAATTGCTGGTGCGTTTTTTTTGTTTGCAAAGGAGGTAAAGTGTGACCGTTTATAACGACGAACTGTACCATTGGGGGATCAAGGGCATGAAGTGGGGCGTGCGGCGATATCAGAATAAGGATGGCACTCTTACACCGGCTGGTAGAAAACGAATTCATTCTACCACTAACCCCAAAAAGATGACTGACGAAGAGCTGAACCAGCGAATCGCCCGGATGCAGAAAGAAAAGCAGTATCTGGAACTGAAGAAGAGCACGTCACCTGGTAAGGCTTATGTGGCTGATCTGCTGAAAACTGCTGGCAATAAAATCGTTGGTGGCGCAGCCGGTGCAATCGGTGGCGTGGCTGGCAAGGTGGCAGTGGATGCCGTGCTGAATCACTATGGCGATATCGCTGCGGCTGCCGTAAATGCGACTGGGAGCGATGCTTTGAAAAAAGCCGTTGTAACGGCCGCAATGGCTTCGGCTGTAAAGAAGTCCTGATCTGGAGGAAATCAAAATGGCATCACAAACCTTTGGCTCCAGACTGAGACACGCCTGGAATGCGTTTTTGAACCGAGATCCCCCCGGAAGAAGCGGCGAAGGATACAGCTACCGCCCCGACCGGGTAAGGCTGAACCGAAGCAATGACCGGACGATCATGACGGCCATCAACACCCGCATTGCAATGGACGCTGCGGCAATTACCATCAATCATGTAAGGCTCGATGAAAACGGACGCTATGACGAAACCGTTGATTCGGGCCTTAATTCTTGCCTGAACCTTTCCGGCAACAAGGACCAGACGGGCCGGGCACTGCGATATGACATGTTCCTTTCCATGCTGGACGAGGGATGCGTTGCACTGGTACCCGTTGACGTGGACTACGACGGAAAGACCGGAAAGACCCGGATCGAATCCATGCGGGTGGGAAGGGTGCTGGAATGGTACCCGGACGACGTGCGGCTGGAAGTGTACAACGACCGGACCGGACGGAAAGAGGAAATCACCCTGCCGAAGGCACAGGTGGCCCTTGTGGAGAACCCGTTCTATGCCGTGATGAACGAGCCCAACGGCACGGTGCAGCGCCTGATCCGGAAGCTGAACCTGATGGACGTGATCGACGAGCAGGTGGGCAGCGGCAAACTCGACCTGATCATCCAGCTGCCCTACGTTGTGAAGGGCGAGACACGGAAGAAACAGGCCGAAGAACGGCGGGCACAGATCGAACAGCAGCTCGCCGGTTCCAAATACGGCATTGCCTACACCGATGGCACGGAGCATATCACGCAGCTGAACCGCAGCCTCGAAAACAACCTTCTGAAAACCGTGGAGTACCTGACCAACATGGCATACAGCCAGTTGGGTATCACCCCGGAGATCATGAACGGTACTGCTTCCGATGCTGTGATGACCAACTACGAGAACCGCACCATCGAACCCATTGTGGCGGCTGCCGTGGACGAGATCCGGCGGAAGTTCCTGACCGAGGACGACCGGGCGAACCGGGAATCCGTGATGTACTTCCGCGACCCGTTCAAGCTGACCCCTGTTTCCGCCGTTGCCGAAATGGCCGACAAGTTTACCCGCAACGAGATCATGACCTCCAACGAGTTCCGGCAGGCCATTGGCATGAAACCCAGCAAGGACCCCAAGGCAGATGAACTGCGGAATGCAAACATCAGCCAGAGCAGTGAGGAAATTGCGGCGCAGAACAAAACAATCACGGCAGGGCGGGATGCCGTAGAGAGGAGTATTGCAAATCAAAATGGTTAATTTTGACTACGATTGCAGCGGCTGGGCGACGAAAGCGAACGTCCGGTGCTACGACGGGCTGGTGATCGCGCAGGATGCCTTTAAGGAGTGCAGCGGCAAGGTTGTGCCCATGGTGTACAACCACGACCACTCCAACGTGGACAACGTGATCGGTCACTGCCTGCTGGAGAACCGGCCGGGCGGCGTGTACTGCTATGCCAAGTTCAACGACACCGACACCGGCAGGACCGCAAGACAGTGCGTGGAGAGCGGCGACCTGAGCGCCTTTTCCATTTTTGCCAACGGTCTGAAGAAGGTGGGCAGCACTGTGAAGCACGGCTTTATCCGGGAAGTGAGCCTGGTACTGGCCGGATGCAACCCCGGTGCCATGATCGACGAGGTGATCAAGCACAGCGCCGACGAGGATTACGAGGGCGGCGAGGCCTTTATCTTCAATGAGGATGGCCTGAGCCTGACCCACGGCATGGACCCCGAGGGCAACCCGCTGGACGACCTTACGCACAGTGCGGACAGCGGCGATGCCGTGACCGACAATGAAGCAACACAGGAGGAAGCCAAAATGGCGAATGAAAAGAACGAAGGCAAGACGCTCGAAGAGGTCTACAACAGCATGACCGACGAGCAGAAAGAGTGCTGCCATGCTCTGGTGGGTCTGGCCCTGGAAGAGCAGGACGGCGGCGACAACGATGACGGTGAGGAGGACGATACCGTGAAGCAGAATGTTTTCGACAAGGATACCAACGCAACCGTGCTGAAGCACAGCATCGAAGAGATCAACAACGTGGTCAAGACCGCAAAGAGCCACGGCACCATGAAGGCTGCCTTTGAGGATGCCGGCATGGACAGTGACGAGCTGGCCCACAGCATCGACAACATCGACTGGCTGTTCCCTGAGGATCACCTGCTGGACACCACGCCACGCATCATCGACAAGCCCGACGACTGGGTGAGCGTGGTCATGGGCGCTGTGCACCACATTCCCTTCAGCCGGTTCAAGAGCATGTTTGCCGACCTGACCGAGGAGGATGCCCGCGCAAAGGGTTACTTCAAGGGCAACTTCAAGAAGGAAGAGGTCTTTGGCCTGCTGCGCCGCTCCACCAGCCCCACCACCGTGTACAAGAAGCAGAAGCTGGACCGCGACGACGTGATCGACATTACCAGCTTTGACGTTGTGGCATGGCTGAAGCAGGAGATGCGCCTGAAGCTGAACCGTGAGCTGGCTCTGGCTTACCTGCTGGGCGACGGCCGTCTGGCTGCTTCTGAGGACAAGATCGACGAGAATTGCATCCGTCCTGTGTTCAACGACAGCGACCTGTTTACCATCAAGGTCCAGTGCAAGACCACCGGCCTGACCACCGTGGAGGACAAGTACAAGGCCCTGATCAAGCAGATCCTGCGCAGCCGCAAGGAGTACCGCGGCTCCGGCACCCCCACCCTGTTCACCACCGAGGACGCTCTGACCGAGATGCTCCTGCTGGAGGACGGCATCGGCCACCCGCTGTATGCTGACGAGGTTGCTCTGGCCCGCAAGCTGCGTGTGAAGAACATTGTGACCATCCCCGAGATGGAGGGCCGCAAGGGTGCCAAGGGCGGTGACCTGGTCTGCCTGATCGTGAACCTGGCCGACTACACCGTGGGCGCAGACAAGGGCGGCGCTGTTTCCATGTTCGACGACTTCGACATCGACTTCAACGCCCAGAAGTACCTGATCGAGACCCGCTGCTCCGGCGCTCTGACCACCCCGTTCAGCGCCATGGCTGTTGAGTGGGCTGCTTAAAGAGAAAGGATATGAATATGCTGAACACCATCTACGAGACCGGTTATGACCTGCATGTGGCAAACTATGTTGCCTACCTGCACACCGACAAGAAGCTGTACGAGGACGAGGCCCACAAGGTTCAGGCCAAGAAGGCTGACGTGGAGAAGGCCTTTAAGCTGGGCCGTCTGATCGTGATGGCTGCCGACAAGACCTACCTGCCTGTGGCCCTGATGGCTGCCGGTGTGGTTGTGACCGACGGCACCACCGCCACCACCTGCACCATGGCTGCGGACGAGGCCTGATCTTTTCAGGTTTCAAGGTTAGTCACAACAAATCAAAATGGAGTGAGAAGAGATGAGATACTGCGGGAAGCTGGGATTTGCAGATGAGGTGGAGGAGACCGCCCCCAGCGTATTTACCGAGAAGATGACGGAACGCACCTATTACGGGGACGTGCTGGAGTTTGGACGGCAGATGCAGGTGGGGGACAAGGTGAACCCCGACATCACGGTTGGAAACCAGTTGAGTGTTCTGGCGGACCCGTTTGCAAACGACCATCTCTACGATCTCCGGTATGCGGTGTTTATGGGACAGAAATGGCAGGTGACTGGCGTGAAGGTGCAATATCCGCGCCTGATCCTGACTTTGGGAGGGCTCTGGAATGGAAGCACGGCTGAAGGTTGACACGCTCCTGCGCGAAGTGCTGAAGGAGAACGGAACGTCGATCCACCTCTATTTTCAGCCGAAAGCGGGATTCCAGCTCCAGTATCCCTGCATCGTGTACAGCGAAAGCAGGATCCGAAACAACCATGCAAACGACAGGGTATACATCCAGCATCCGTTCTACACGGTGACCGTGATGGACAAAGACCCTGACAGCAAGATCAAAGCGGCCGTAAGTGTGTTGCCAAAATGCACCTACGACCGCTCTTTTGTTTCGGACGGATTACACCACACCGTTTTTACGATCTACATCTAAGGAGGAACTATATGTCCAGACTGATTTGGGACGCTGTCGGCGAAAAGTTTTACGAGATGGGCACCAAGATGGGTGTCCTGTATCCCATGAACAACACCGGCGCTTATGACAAGGGCGTGGCCTGGAATGGCCTGACCGCCGTGACCGAGAGCCCCTCCGGCGCTGAGGAGACCAAGCTCTACGCAGACGACATCAAGTATGCTTCTCTGCGCTCTGCCGAGGAGTACGGCTACACCATTGAGGCCTACACCTATCCCCCCGAGTGGGAACCCTGCGACGGCTCCGCACAGGTGGCCAAGGGTGTTTCCATCGGCCAGCAGAAGCGCCAGGGCTTTGGTTTCAGCTGGGTTACCACCGTGGGCAACGACGTTGACGACGAGGTGGGCCAGAAGATCCACGTTGCATGGAACAGCACCGCTTCCCCCAGCGAGAAGAGCTATGCCACCATCAACGACAACCCCGATGCCATCACCTTCAGCTGGGAGTGCACCACCTCCCCCGTGAGCGTGACCGGCCACCGCCCCACCAGCCACATGGAGATCGACTGCTCCAAGCTGAAGGCCGCCACCGTGAAGCTCATTCAGGACAAGCTCTGGGGCACCGAGAACGCTGAGCCGACCCTGCCCACCCCCGACGAGCTGATCAAGCTGATCACCGACAGCGAGGGCCAGGCGTAAACCTCTCACCGCTTCGGTCTCGCCGATGGCGAGCGCCTTGCGGAGCTCCCCTAGTAGGGGGAGCCAAGAATGGATGAAATAAAGGAGAAGAAAAATGCTGAAAAAGACGATGACCACCGTGGACTTTGGTGGTACGGAGCGGACGGAAGACTATTACTTCAATCTGACCCGTGCCGAGATCATGGAGATGGAGCTGACCACCGAGGGCGGCCTTGTGCAGATGATCAACCGCATCACTGCCGCCCAGAGCCAGCTGGAGCTTGCCAAGCTGTTCAAGCAGATCATCTGCAAGAGCTACGGTGTGTTGAGCCCGGATGGCCGGAAGTTCATCAAGAACGATGCGGTGCTGGCGGACTTTATGTCCACCCAGGCCTACAGCGACCTGTACTACAAGCTGGCCTCCAACGGCGAGGCCGCGGCCGCATTCTTTGAGGGCATCCTGCCGGAGGACATGAAGGAGGAGACCAAGAAGGCCGCCCCTGTGAACGCACAGCCCGGCCTGAAGGTGCTGGAAGCCCCCGTGAAGGGCATTGAGGAGCAGTAACATGCCCCTCTTATCGCTCCGTCCGCCAGAGGTCGGTGCGTCGCGGAGCTCCCCAAAGAGGCGAGCTCTGCCTAGAAGACTATTCAAAATGGAGCGTGCTCTGAGAAGGGCACCTCAATGAACACATACCAGGGAGAGAAAGCAAATGATGACGCTTACGATACCGGGACAACAGCGGTGGAACGAAAAGACAGAGGAATTTGTCTACACGCCTGCCGTGGTCCTGAAGCTGGAACATTCACTGCTCTCCCTGGCTCATTGGGAAAGCAACTGGAACATCCCGTTCCTGAGCAATCTGGACAAGCTGACCGTGGAGCAGTGGCTGGACTACATCCGCTGCATGACGGTGACCAAGGGGGTAGACCCCGAAGTGTACGCCAGACTGACCCGGGAACAGTACCGTTCCATTAACGAATATATGGAAGCTCCCATGACCGCAACATGGTTCAGCGGGGAGCCGAGACCCAACGAACGAAAGACCGCAGGAAAGCCCCGGCCCAAACGACCGCCCCGGAAAAGCGGGACCGAGACCACGGCCGAGGTGCTGTACTGCCAGATGTTCAGCTTTGGCATTCCGAAAGAGTGCGAGAAGTGGCATTTGAACCGATTGTTGACCCTGATCCGGGTATGCCAGGAGAGCCAGGCACCGGCGAAGAAGATGAGCAAGGGTGACCGGATGGCCCAGCAGCGGATGCTGAACGAGCAGAGAAAGGCCCGGCTGAAGACGAGAGGGTAAGATGCCAAAAGTAATTGTCTTTCGCCAGAAGGGCGACTGGAAGAAGAGCCGGAAATTTTTGAAGCGATGCTCGAACCTGAACCTGGATGAGCTGCTGGACCGATACGGACAGGAGGGTGTGGAGGCCCTTGCGAAGGCGACCCCGAAGGACACGGGAAAGACGGCGGCAAGCTGGAGCTACACGGTGACCAAGGGAAAAGAGAGCATCACCATTACATGGAGAAACTCCAACATCGTGGACGGTGTGCCCATTGCGGTGATCCTGCAATACGGACACGGCACACGAAACGGAGGATACGTAGAGGGCGTGGATTATATCAACCCTGCGATGCGGCCCATTTTTGAGCGGATCGCAGCACGGGCATGGGGCGAGGTGAGGACAGAATGAGCCAGGAAGTAGACAGCCGCGTTGTTGAAATGCGGTTTGACAACGCAAATTTTGAGAAAAATACCAAACAGACCATCTCGACCATTGACCGGCTGATGGAGAAGCTCCAGTTTAAGGGAGCGGAAAAGGGCTTTGAGAAGCTGGACGCAGCCGCGAAGGACGTGGACTTTGCCACCATGCAGACGAGCCTTGACCGGCTGGAATCCAAGTTCTCGAGCCTGAACATCGTGGCCACCACGGCGCTGGTGAACATCACCAACAAATTTGTGGATGCGGGCGAGAAGCTGGTCAAGAGCCTGTCCATCGATCAGGTGGCCAGCGGCTGGGACAAGTACACCGAAAAGACCTCCAACGTTCAGACCATCATGAACGCCACGGGTAAGAGCATCGATCAGGTGAACGGTTACCTGAACAAGCTGATGTGGTACTCTGACGAGACCAGCTACAGCTTCAGCGAGATGACCAGCGCCCTTTCTCAGATGACGGCTGCGGGCGGCAACATCGACAAGATGATCCCCATGATCATGGGCATTGCCAACGCCACCGCAGACGCGGGCAAGACGGGCTTTGCGTTCCAGAGCACCATCCGGAACCTGACCCAGAGCTACAGTGCCGGACATTTGCAGCTTCAGGACTGGAAGAGCCTGAACCTGATGGGTACGGCCACAAAGGCCCTGAAGCAGGAGCTCATTGACACAGCGGTGGAGCTGGGTGTCATCAAAGAAGGCGAAGTGACCATCGCCAGCTTTGAGTCGAGCCTGCAGAAGAAGTGGGCCAACACTGAGGTCATGGAAAAGACCTTCGCAAAGTATGCTTCCATGATGGAGGCGGCCTATGAGCTGACCCAGAAGAACAAGGGCATGACCAGCTCCGAGGCCCTTGAGAAGCTGAGCGGTCAATACGGCGAGCTGGCAGAACGTGCGGCACTGGCGGCCCAGCAGGCAACCAGCTTTGGACAGGCCATTGATTCCACCAAGGACGCGGTCAGCTCTTCCTGGATGAAAGTCTTCGAGACCTTCTTTGGCAACAAGGAAGAGGCCACCGACACATGGACGGAGCTGGCGAACCGGCTGTACGACATCTTTGTGCCGCCCATCGAAGCGCTGAACGAACGGCTGAAGGACGGACTGAACAGCGGATGGAATAAACTGCTTGAAAATGAGCTGGGCGATCAGGCAGACGTGTACGCGTATACCATGGAGCAGGTGGCACTGGCTTCCGGTGCGATCACTGAAAAGCAGATCTCCGATGCAGGTAGTTTTGGCGAAGCCATCAAACAGGGAGGTATCAGTGCAGATCTTTTGAAAAAGGGCCTGGATGAAGCACAGGCAAGTGCAGAGAAGATGCTGACCCTGAGCGATGCCGAATTAAAGGCGCGAGGACTTGAGCGGGAGGAAATTGAGAAACAGGCAAGCGCATTTGAAGAACTGAATCAAAAGGTTCAAAATGGAACGCTTGATCTGGAAGGATACTCGAAACAGATCCGGGAACTTTCGGGACGAGAGCATCTGGTGCAGAGCCTGTGGAACCTGATGGATGCAGTGAGTGCCATAGTGAAGCCCATCCATGAGGCATTTCAAGATATTTTCCCGCCAAAGACAGGCGAGGAGATCAAGAGCTTTGCACAATGGCTAGACAGTATCACAAAGAAGCTTATCATCAGTGATGATACGGCCAAGAAGATCAAGACAACCGCAGAGGGCGTATTCTCTGTTTTGCGGGTCGGGAAAGATATTCTGGAAGGTATCATTTCTGGTGTGGCACGGGTTCTGAACCTGACAAAACCTTTGGCCGATATTCTGCTGGATGCGGCATCGGCTGCCGGTGAATTTGCTTCGGAGATCACGAAAGGGCTTCACCCGCTGGATACCATTGGTACTTGGGTGACCAATTTTGTGGATGCGGCTGCTCCGGTGCTTTATTCTTTTGGCTCTGTTGCGGACAAGATCTTTGCACAGCTTGCACAGGGTGCGAAAGAAGCATTCAATGAATTTGACCCAGAGAAACTGAATCAGTTTATTCTGGGCGGCATGGGAGCCAGTATGTTGGTCTCCCTCAAGGGGTTCTTTGAAAGCATCAAGTCCATCGGTTCCAGTGCAAAGGATGTGGTCGGCGGTATCAAAGACTGCATCGAATCTCTGGGCGAAGCAATCGATGCGTGGAAATCAGCCAAGAAGGCAGACACCCTGATGACGATTGCAAAGGCTGTGGCATTGATGGCCGGTTCACTGGCTGTTCTCTCCATGGTGAAAGCAGATCGACTTGGTGCGGCCATTGGCGTACTGACGGTCGCATTCGGCGAACTGCTGGGCGTGATGGCCGTTATGACCCATCTGACGAAGAATGTTCAAAGCCTGAAGCTGAGCGTTTTGGCCGGTGGTATGGTGGCTGTCTCGGCTGCGGTGCTGGTGCTCTCAGGTGCACTGAAAGTTATTTCGTCCATTGATTCCGACAAGCTGCTCGGCAGTGTGGTGGCACTTGGCGGCGTGATGGCAGAGCTGACATTAGTTGCAGTCATTCTCTCAAGAGATGGAGGGCGGTTCACCAAGGGTGCTGCGGGCATGATCGCTTTTGCGGCAGGCATCCGTATCCTGGCATTCAGTGTAAAAGCCTTAGGCGGCCTGAGCGTGACAGCACTTGCTAAGGGGATTGCCGGAGTGGGAGCACTGTGCGCCGAGCTGGTGGTCGCCGCCAAGTTGATGAATGGCACGAAATTCGGCATTGGGAAGGGTACTGGCTTTGTACTGATGGCTGCATCCATGGAGATCCTTCAGGATGCCGTTGCAAAATTCGGTGAAATGGACTGGGAATCCATTGGCCGTGGGCTTACTGCGGTGGCGGGCGGCCTTGCAGCATTTGTAGTAGCACTGAATCTGTCGAAAGGCACCATCGGCAGTGCAATCAGCCTGACCATGATGGCTGCGGCAGTGAATCTGCTGGTTCCTGCATTGCAGGGTCTGGGTAATCTGAGCTGGGAGACCATCGGCAAAGGGCTGTTGACGCTCATCGGTGCGTTTGTTGTGATGGGCGGTGCGGCAGTGATCCTGGCTCCTGTGACTCCGGTAATCGTAGCACTGAGTCTTTCTCTGAGCGCGCTGGCACTGAGCCTTGGTGCACTGCTGGCACTGACTTCGGCATCCACGTTCATCGGTAATCTGGCATCCAGCCTGAGTTTACTGAATAGCCTGAACTTCCAGGTATTTTTGAACGGCATTAAGGCCGTGGCATGGATGCTGGTTGAGTTCATTGCTGGTATTTTTGAGGGATTGGGTGAGGTTGCCAGCAGCCTGGTGACTTCCATTGCGAAGATCATCAAGGCCATCTGCGATGCAATCATTCTGGCAGCTCCGGCAATTGGCCAGGCATTGTATGTGTTGGGAACGACTGTTATTGATACGGTGGTCAGCCTGACAGCGTATGTCTGGGAAAAGATCGAGCCTGCACTGAATGATCTATGGGCAAAGTTTACAACATGGGCTGGAAACCACAATCCGCTTGATCCGAAAAACTGGGGCGGACAGGACAAAGGTGTTTCGGCCCAGACTTTTGTACTGCCTTTCGCAGATATTCTGGATGAACTGAAGAATGGTAATTCCGTGACTGCCGGATTTTACCAGCTGTTCACAGGCGTTGGCAAAAACGCAAGCGAAGGCGTGGCAAAAGGCCAGCTCGAAGGCAAGAAAGACGCGACGGACGCTTCCGAAGAGGTTGCAAACGCCGTAATTGATACCAGCAAAACGGCCTTCGACACCCATTCTCCGTCCAAGATCATGGCACAGATCGGCCGATATGTCACATTGGGACTGGCGCAGGGCATTGCAGACCCCAGTGCACTGGCGCAGGCCAAGGCCAACATGCTGAACGCGGCGACCTCCATCCGGAATGTCTTCACCACCTTCTGGGGCATCCATTCGCCCAGTGACGTTGCAGCCAGCGACGCGGAGAACATCCTTGAGGGTGCGATCCTGGGCATTGGCGACAAGACGAAACAGGACGAACTGCGACAGGCGAGTTATTCTGGCGCACTGGTGATGAAAGACGGTGTCCTTCAGGCCATGGACGAGACCGTTATTGCCATCCAGAAGAAGATGCCGGAACTTTATGACGCGTTCAAGCAGAGCAGTCTGCATCCCGGCAATCTGCTGTATCAAAATGGGCTGTCCGGCGCGATGAACGATTTCAGCGATGCCATGGACGATACCATTGTGATCCCCGGAAAGACAGGCATGAAGAGAGCAGGCAGCAGCCGGAACGCAACGAAGGCCGAGATTGCAGGCGCAAAACAGGGAAATGCGGATGCGCAGAAGAATCTGAAGAACCCATACGGCATCCTGAGCAGTTGGTACCAGAACGCCGTGGATGATGCACTGGACGGAGCGGGCGGAGGCACCACCAAGTCCAAAGCCTCCAAGGCCGGCAAGTCACTGGCAGACACGCTGGCAAGTGCATTCTCCGACAAGCTGAAGGCCAACAAGACCGAGATGTCCAATGCCACCGGCGAATACGCGCTGTGGGAAGTGACGGGCGGCGACACGGCCACGGTGGAAGAGCTTATCACCAAAAAGACCGAGAGCCTGACAAGGGAGATCGAGCTCCAGACCGAACGGGTGGCCATTGCGAAAGAGCAGTACGACACCCTGCTGGCCAAGGTGGGCGCGAACAACAGCAAGACCAAGGACGCATACGGCACCCTGCTGAGCGAACAGAAGACTCTTGCGGAGCTTCAGAGAAGCAAGCAGGACAGCATCCTGAAGGTCATTCAGGAGCGGTACGAGACCGATGCCAAGACCGCGGAGGACGAATACGAGCTGTGGAGCGCCCTGTACGAGGACAGCGCCGAGGTGACCGAGAAGTCCAACAAGAAGATCGACTACATCAACCGGAAGATCAAGAACCAGGCGGAGATCCTGCTGGCCACCGAGAAGGAGTACATCGCCATCAAAAACGAGTTCGGCGAGGCAAGCCAGAAGACCCAGGCGGCCTACCAGCAGTATCTGGAGGCACAGACCGAACAGCAGAAGCTCATCAACGAGCTGAATCAGGCCCAGCTGGATGCCTACGACAGCAAGGTCTCCTACCTGGAAAAGCAGGAGAAGCTGGTGACCAACCGGCAGAACATGCTGGCAAAGCTCTACGGCGACGGCGACCTTGCGGGCCGGGAGGATGCTTACAAGGCTGCGGTGGAACAATACGGAGCCGACAGCGCCCAGGCACGGAAAGCCGCCACCCAGGGCACCATGACCGCCATCATCGGCGTGGGCACAGCACTGGACAGCATGAGCTACAGCCTGAAGAAGGTAACGAACAAGCAGCTGAAGTACGACGAGGCTGTGAAGAAGTTTGGCAAGAACAGCGAGACCGCACTGGATGCACTGGCAGACCTGCAAAGCGAACAGTACAACTTTGTAGGCTTTGCGGAAAATCTGGCGGATGCCTTTGAGCTGGACGACTCCGGCAAGCGGATGATGATGCAGCTGGGCTACTCCATCTCGAAGAACTGGCGGCCCATTCAGGAGGGCTTCAACAGTGTCTGGGCACAGGTGCAGAAGAGCGCCCCGGAAATGGCCTCGAAGCTCAGCAGAGCCTTTGGTGTGGCCACCAAGGACGGCGTGACCGAAGTGATCACTGACCTCTTTGGCACCATTACCGCCCTTGTGAGCGGTGACTGGGGCGGGGCAGTGACCGGCGGCATTACCACCGTGCTGGACTTTATGGGCAGCGAATTTGGCCAGACAATGATGAATCTGGGAAAGACCATGCTGACCTTCAACAAACTGGCCCAGGGCGGCGGCACCCTGAAGGTGATGGGACAGGTGGTCAAGGTGACCGGCGTGACCGAGAACCTTGGCAGCATCCTGGGCAACATGAGCGGCCTGCTGGGTTCTGCCACGGGCGGCACGGGACTGCTGGGAGAAGCACTGGGCGGCCTTGGCAGCATCGGCGAGATGATCACCGGCTCCGGTGGCTTACTGGGCGGTCTGGGAGAACTGGGCAGCACTCTGGTGAGCGTGCTGGGCTCCATTGGCCCCGAGGGTTGGCTCATTGGCGCGGCCATTGTGGGCGGCGGACTGCTGATCGCCAACTGGGACAAGGTGGGTGATTTCTTCAGCGGGTTCTTTGACTGGCTGGGGAATGCCTTCTCGCACCTGTGGGACTGGATCAGCAACGGCTTCAAGGGCCTGGTGGACGTGGGCGGAAACCTGATCTCCGGCCTGTGGCAGGGCATTACAGGCACGGCGGGTACGGTGTGGAACGCCATCTGCGACTTCGGCAGTGCTGTGGTGGACGGATTCTGCGACTTCTTTGGCATCCATTCCCCCAGCCGCGTGATGGCGGGCATTGGCGAATACCTGAGCCTTGGTTTGGCACAGGGCATCACCGACGAGACCGGCTCCGTGGTGCAGGGCGTACAGGACGTAAGCGACACGGCCCTTTCCACCATGATGGATCTGGCCCAGCGGGTGGGCGACATTGCCAGCGACGACTTCGAGTATGAACCCAGCATCCAGCCCGTAGTGGACATGAGCGACGTTCAAAATGGAGTGGACTGGCTGAACGACACCCTGTTCCAGAACGGCACGGTAGCCCTGAATGCAGAGCGCACCGCAGGCCTTGCCGCCAACGTGGTGCGCAGAGCCGAGGTGACCAAGGCCCAGCAGGAAGAGGCGAACAAGGCTGACCCGAAGGTCAACCCCAACGCCGACATCGTTTCGAGCGTAGAGGCACTGGGCGAGCACATCGACAGCATTGCCCGGGCCGTGGCCAACATGAAGGTCCAGATGAACGGCCGGAAACTGGTGGGCGAGATCATCAACGACGTGGACGAGGGGCTGGGGAAGATCGCCAGCAGGAGGTAAGAACCATGGGTTATATTTTGCCGGAAACCGGGGATGGGAGGGTTCAAAACCTCATCGTCCCGGTCAGTCCCTCGTATGAATCCAGTATTCCGGACTGGGGGAGCGAAAGTTTTTCTTTTCAATCCTACGGTTTCATGCCGACGGAGCAACCTTATATTTCCAAGGCACAGGAGAAAGTGACGACCGTGACCCTGCCCGGGGTCCACGGCAGTCTGATTCAGCCGGTGTTCCTGGATGCGACAAACACACATAAGAATTGGGAGGCCCGCACAGGGTCTCTCGATTTTTATTATCTGCCGAATGGAATAAATCATAGTTTATGGGATTATGACCTGTATGCCCACTCCGTGTACTATTCTGGGAACAACCTAAGAACGGATGAAAACCACGACCATCCCTGGTGCTTCTTCGGACAATACCATAAAATGCTCCACTTCTTGCAGGGGCGACGTGCAGAGACCCTGTATATCCCGGGAGAAGAGGGCGGCTTTGGGCGCTATCAGGTTGGATACACGGATGCTCCCCATGCCATCCGGATGTGGTGCAGCAAGGTGAAACCGGATCATTCCGGAAGAACGACGGTGACAGTTTCCTACGATATCCAGCCCGGATTACCGTATTGTGACCAGAAAGAATATAGCGATTAGGTGTAAAAGATGGACCATTCTATCACGATCAACGGCACAAAAAACACATGGAAAGACTGGCACCTGATCCCCTGTGAGATGCCCGTGGTGGCACCTCCGACAGAGCGGATGATTCTTGTGACGGTGGCGGGCCGGTGCGGAACGGTAGACCTTTCCCACAGTCTGACGGGAAATCCTGTTTTCGAGAACAGGGAGGGAAGCTGGGATTTCTATGTGGAAAACGAGAGCTGGCAAAGCTCTAACGAAACGAATTATGACATCGTTGTAAGAACATCTGGCCATTACGCGGCGGAACAAATCGCACAATGGCTTGGATTGAATGCCGGACAGTTCCAAACAGTCGTGTTGGAGGACGACCCGAACTTTACTTACACCGGGCGTGTCTGGGTAGATGAAAAAATCCAGTGGAAGAATGGGCATACGGTGCTGACGCTGAACTACAGCCTCTATCCGTATGCCACCGTTCGCTGGAATGACCTGTGGAAATGGGATGATTTCTGCTTTGAACGGGATATCGCATGGTATCGCCAAGCAGAATTGAAGAATCGCGCCTTAGCCGCAGGAGAGGTGCTGACCCTGCAACTGCCACCCAGCGATGTTCGCTATCCGATCACCGTGCGCACAGAAAGCGGTTCAAGCGTGGAAGTTGTGTTTCTGAAATCGCTAAGATACGACAGCTATGCCACGAGCAGCAGCCAGGACATTCGCTCAGAGACCAAAACATGGACACTGGGCTCAAACATTTTTCTGCCCGTCAGTGAGACCATCGGCGTGGAATATGACCCGGGTTATACCTACTGGGAGCTGAAGGTCACCGCCAAGTCAGCTTCGACCGTGACCGTGACCATTGGCAACCCACAATTCCTGTGAGAAAGGAGAAATGTTCAAAATGGCATATCAGGTGTATGCGGGACGGTGTTCCGGCCATGCAAAATGGAAATGGACCAGCAAAGACCTTATTTGGTCCATGGACCACCCGGAGTATATCATCGACCCGGAACTGACTCAGGCAAAAAATGAGATCGGTAGTCTTACCTTTACTGTGCCGAAACTCCTTCTGGGGCCGCAAGGCGTGTCGAATACAGCTAACCCCTTTTACAACAGCTTCACCGAATCGGTTACAGTCGTTGCGGTCTATCAGGATGGTGCCCTTTACTGGATCGGATATGTGAATGAAGTCACACTGAACTTTGATCTGAGCAAGAGCATCGTTGTTGAGGATGTACTTGGATTCCTGAAGCGGGATACCGTTTTCGTCCGGCCTATGTCCTATTACATTACTTTGCCAAACGACATGGATATCGAAAAGCGATCTTTATGGATAAACGCTCAATTTACAAATCCCTATTGGGACGATAATAATTCGCCCCTGCGCTCTCCGTTTTTTAACACCGGCACTGTAAACGTTCAGCGAGATGTCCAGAAGGATTTTTCCAAGGATGGCACGGATGTTTCCATCTGCTGGGATGCTATCAACAGCCGCTGGACAGACGACTACGACGGTTATTTCCGGGCGAGGTATGTTGAATCCAACAACGAGATCACGTTCTACCTGGATTACACGACCGATATTTCGGCCACCACAACACAGACCGTGAAGTATGGCGTGAACATGCTCGATCTCGAGTGCACCAGCCGCATCCCCGATGATTTTGTGAACGTGGTGTACAGTGACCGTCTGAGCACTACGACCAAAGGATGGTGGATCTTCGCGACCAGCCAGACGAATTATATCTCGGGAAATGCACAAGATCAGGCTTCAATCAAAAAGTACGGCATATATGCCCGGCGTATTGTCGATGACACAGCAACGACTAATGATGCATTGTGTGAGGTCTGTAAGAAAGCGCTTGCTACTTACAAGCAGACCATCGAGAAGACCGTTCAGGTGGAAGCATTTGATTTGTGCGACGCTGGTGTTTCGACTGACCATCTGGGCTTTTTGAAGAAGACTCGAATCATCGCAACTCCCCACGGCATCGATGAGTGGATGGTGTGCACGAAAGAGATCCTGCCGCTGGACAAACCTGATCAGAAAAAGTTTACCTTTGGTCGGCCTCCGGAAAAGCTGACCAAACAGCAGAACAAAACGACGACATCGACCCAGCAGACGAAAACCAACGTAGAGGGCCTGATCCGCCATGCACAGGGCTGAACCGAATGCCACTGTGCGAAATTTCAAAATGGAGTGCCCTGTAACAGAGGGAAGGTGTGAGAAGTACCAATGGCAACTTTAGACTACGATAAGATCATAAACGGCATCCGGAAAGCACTGTATGGCTATGAAGTGCGGGAGTATCTGGCCCAGAGCATGGAGTGGACAAAAGCGTTTGTGACCCAGAGCGTGGAACAGATCAAGGGCTATCTCCGTCAGGCCGAAGCGGCACGGGATGCGGCAAAGGCAAGCCAGGATGCTGCCAAGGTGAGCGAGACCAACGCCAAGGCCAGCGAGAATGCGGCGGCATCCTCTGCTTCTGCGGCGGCAGGTTCGGCCAGTGCGGCCAAGACCAGTGAGAACGCCGCAAAGACCAGCGAGACCAATGCCAAGACCTCGGAGACCAATGCCAAGGCCAGCGAGAACGAAACCCGCCAACTGGTGGAAGCGGCCAAGAAGGTGGTGAACACCGACAAGACCCTGACCATTGACGGCGCACCCGCAGACGCAAAGACTGTGGGCGACAAGTTCAAGAACATCAAGACCGACTGGAATTCCGTGACGGATAAGCCGAGTACGTTTCCACCGAGTGCGCATAACCACTCGAAATTGACATTCGAGCACCAGAATGAAGTGAATTTTGTTGGCACCCCAGGCAACAACACAGTCTACTGGGGGTACCGAGACAACACCATTGATGAGTATCAGTTTAATGATGGTCGAGGAAGCGGCGCTTTTGCAAATGTCAGGGCCAACAAATTCATTGGTTCGCTGGAAGGTAATGCAAACACTGCCACAAAAGCAACCGGTGTGACTGACTATAATAATTCCGGCAGACTAATCCAAGTCGGCTGGGCGGGCGACGGCCTTAACACGTCGAATCTGACGCACATTGCCGGTTATACGGACAACGGTACGAAGATCAAGGATGTTTCCAAGGATGTGCTGAAAAGCTGGCTTGGCCTTGACAGTGCGGCTTCCGGCGTGCAATCTTCCGGCTCAAATTACATCCGTTTTGGAGATGGAACACAGATCTGCTGGGGAACGATTAGTAATGTGACAGTGACGGTGACGGGCACTGTGGAGTATGAATTATATCTGCAAACTCAGCATGAGACGATAAGCCGCAATTTCTCTGCAGCCAGAATCACATTTCCTCAGGCTTTCTCAAATACATCGTACTCAGTCGTATTCCAAAACAGTTATAATGTCACGGATGCAAACACATATATCGGCAGCACGTTTGATTTTTACTCCAATAAGTATGATATGAATATCACTGGCGGAAAACTTGTATCTATCAGCAGCACAAATCCCGCAATGGGCAAGGCCACCACAGGCTGCACCTTAAACAGCGGCGGTGGAAGCATGTATGTGGCCGTGGGCCGCTGGAAGTGATAGACAGGAGGAATTAAAGTGGATATTACCATTGGATACCACATACCGAAGCCGGTGCAGACCCAGAAGGACTGCGACCGCTACACCGCTATGGTACAGGCCGTGGCAGACCACAATGCAACGGCTGCTGTAGGAGAGGCCCTGTGGAGCATGGATGATCAGCCGGAGGCTTACGTTGTGGTGGAGGCTGGAACGCAGACGGACCCTGCCGATGCACCGAAGCCGACCCCTACACTGGAGGAGCGGCTTGCTACGATGGAGAATGCCCAGAACGACACGGACAGCCTGATGGTAGACCAGGAGTACCGGCTGACACTGCTGGAGCTGGGGGTTACGCCGGAGGAATAAGAGTCGGGTCAGCCCATTTGTATCGTTTCGCTTATTGGCCCACTGAAAAGGAATGCTGATGAGCGATTTTTTACATTAAGATGGCTCATGCAGAACGTGAGCAGAAAGGACTCAAAATGGAACTCTACAACACCTGTGCACGCCTGATCGAACGCGGTAAGACCAACGGGATGCAGCGGAAGCTGGATATCTTCTTTGCCAACGACCGCCTGACCGAAGAGGAGTACGAGAAGCTGTGCACCCAGCTGGCCGAGAAACTGAAGGAGCAGGGGAATGCTTGATATCATTGACGTTTCCCGCTGGCAGGGAACCATTGACTGGAAAAAAGTCAAGGCCAGCGGAAAAGTAGGTGGCGTGATGATCCGTGCAGTTTCCACCAAGAGCGGGCAGCTCTACGTCGATCCGTGCTTTGAAGCGAACTATGCCGGGGCCAAATCTGTAGGTTTGCCGGTTGGCGTATATGCTTACACCGTTGCGGTAACGGAAGGCATGGCAAAGAAGGAGCTGAACCTGCTCAAGACCTGCCTGGAAGGAAAGAGCTTTGAACTGCCCATTGCTATGGACGTGGAGGACCCCCGTCTGAAAGGTCTGCCCGCAGCCGAGTTGACGAAACTTGTCAAAATGGAGCTCAGGGAGATCGAAAAGTGGGGGCTGTACGCGATCCTGTACACTTACTCGAACTTTGCCGACTACAACCTGAACATGTGGCAGCTGAACGACTTTGACCTATGGCTGGCGGACTACCGGAACAAGCGGCCGACCCGCAAGCACGGTATGTGGCAGTACAGCTCCAAGGGCAAGGTGGCTGGTGTGAGCGGTGTGGTGGACATGAACCATGTGTATAAGGACTACCCGGGCATCATTGCGAAAGCCGGCCTTACCTGTGTGAAAGGAGCGTGAAGCCCACGGAGAGCTTTATCTTGACACATCTGAATGAGATCGTGTCGATCCTGGTGGCAGGCATCATGGGCTGGATGGGTAAAACGCTCTTGGCGACCATTCAGGAGCAGAAAGCGCTGAAAAAAGGCGTGAAAGCGATGCTCCATGATCGATTGTATCAGAGCTGCCGGTATTATCTTCATCAGGGGTATGTGGACGTGGAAGGGCTGACGAACGTCGGCGTTATCTATGAGGCATACCACGAACTGCATGGAAACGGCACCGGCACGAACCTGTATGAGCGAGTGGAAAGTCTGCCTGTCCGGGAAGAACACGCCATGACGTGAGAGGAGATTTCAAAATGGAACAGAACACGACCGTGACCGCCGCAACGTGGGCGAGAACCATCTGCCTGCTTGTGGCGCTGCTGAACAGTCTGCTGACCGCCTTTGGCAAAAGCCCGCTGCCCATTGACAACGAGCAGCTCCAACAGGTGGTAAGCACCCTCATCACCGTTGTGGTGGCCATTGTGAACTGGTGGCAGAACAACTCGTTCACGAAGGAAGCCATTGCGGCGGACAAGCTCTATGCGGAGCTGAGGGCCAAGAACAACCAGTAATTATTTAACCTGCAAAGGAGGATCTTTATGAACCAGTATTATGGTGCATATCCTCCGCAGAGCCTTACTCCTCAACAGGCAGCTGCTCTGGGAGGATGGCAAAACAATCAGAACCTGCAACAGATGCAGGGGATGGGAATTCAAAATGGATATCCGCAGCAGTTCGTACAGGCCATCCCTGGACGAATGATCCATGACATCCAGGAAGTACGCCCCAACGAAGTGCCCAACAACGGCACGGCGGCCATCTTCCCGAAAGATGACATGAGCTGTGTGTATGTGAAGTATCTATCGAATGTCGGGAAAATCGAAACCATGACCTTCGTTCCCATGGCCCAGACCGCTGAGAACCCGCCTGAAAATGGTGAGCTGGCAGAGATCCGGGACAAGCTGGACGAGATCAAGCGTTTGGTACAGAAAAAGTCAAGACCTTACCGCAAAGAACCTTATAAACACGGAAAAGAGGGACTGAACCATGAACCAAACGCCGAATAACCCGAGAATGAACTTTGTGAACCGTCTACTGGCGGGAAACCCACAGCTGCGAAACAACCCGATGGCACACAACGCGCTGTCGGCAATTCAAAATGGAGACGACGCGACGGGTGAGCAGATCGCCCGGAACTTGTGCGAGAGCTACGGGATCACACCCGAGGAGGCCTACGCACAGGCAATGCGGTTCTTCAGAGGTCGTTAAAAGCAAACGGACGTTAAACATATCCCAAGTGATGTGAATTGAGCTTTTGCTCAGGATACGCGCGGCCTGAAAGAAGGCTCAGTGAACATATCCGTATTTTCCACTCACTGAAATTTCCAAAGGAGGAAATGATATGTTTAACAATGGTATGATGGGCATGATCCCGAGTCTGGCTGACATCGCTGCTGTGACCGGCAACAGGAACGGCAATGGCTGGGGCGACGGCTGCGGTGCATGGTGGATCATTGTGATCCTGTTCGCTCTGTGGGGCGGATTTGGCAACTGGGACGGCAACGGTTTTGGTAACCGCGGGAATGGCTCTGCAACCCGCAGCGCTCTGGCAAGTGCCGCTACCCAGGCAGATATCCAGCGTGGATTCGACAATCAGAGCGTCATCAACAAGCTGAATGGCCTGGAGAACGGCCTGTGCGACGGTTTCTACGCCATGAACACCAGCCTGCTGAACGGCTTCAACAACACCAACACCGCGATGCTTCAGGGCTTTAATGGCGTGAACACTGCCATGATGCAGGGTAACTTCGGCATCCAGCAGGCAATCAACGCCGACACGGTCGCCAACATGCAGAACACCAACGCCCTCCAGACCCAGCTGGCAAACTGCTGCTGTGAGAACCGTCAGGGGCAGGCACAGATTCAGTACGACCTGGCCACCAACACCTGCGCCATCACGACCGCCATCGCCAACCAGACACAGCAGATCATGCAGAACGACAATGCAAATTATCGCCAGCTGCATGACGAGATCGTTGCAAACCGCATGGCCGACAAGGATGAGACCATCGCCCAGCTGCGCACTCAGGTGAGCCAGATGACCCTCGCTGCAAGCCAGCAGGCTCAGAACAACTATCTGGTGAACCAGCTGCGTCCGGCTCCCGGTCCTGCCTACATCGTGCAGAACCCCTACGCTGGTACCGGTACTCTGGGCTGCCAGATCGCTGGTCTGACCGGGTGCTGCAACATGGCCGCCTAAGCGAAATTTCAAAATGGAGGGGCGCTGGGAGACTGGCGCTCCTTTCTTATTGATATTTGAAGGAGGATTTGCAGATGATCGAGATATCCAATTCTGCTGCTCAGACCCTGGAAGTCGGTCAGGCGATTCTGTTTGACGTGACGAACCTCAAGACCCGTTGCACCGCCGAATGTCACCGTGCGGGCATGAGTGATGTAAAGCTCAGACTGCCCGGCATTTACGAAGTGGCGTTCTCGGGCAACATCGCAGGTGTGGCTGCCGGTACGGTTCAGCTTAGCATTTCCGCAGGGAATGCAGTGCTCCCCGGCTCCAACATGATCGTGACCAGCACCGCTGCCGGGGATGCCTTCAACGTGGCGAAAACCATGCTGCTGGGCACTGGCTGCGGCATGTATGATGTGATCCGCATCGTGAACACCGGAACGGCCGCTCTGACTGTTTCGCCCGGTGCGAATCTCATCGTGCGGAAGCTTTCGTAAGGAGGAATCAACATGGAGAATCGTTGCATGGAGAGTGTTTGCTCGATGATGGAAACTCTGGTGGATGCCTTCAAGGGAGAGCTGGCGAAGGGCATCGAGAGCGTGAACACTCACGAGGCAGGGGAAGTGACTGACATGATCAAGGACCTTGCCGAAACGAAGCGGAACCTGTACGAAGCCTGCTACTACGAGAAGGTCAGTAAGGCCATGGGCGAAGCGGAAGACTATCGGATGGGGTACACGCCCTCGACGAAACAGCACCGCTACATGGAGAAGTGGCTGCGCGACCCGGACGAGTTCGAGAGGGAGATGCGTGACGACCACGGGGAGTTCCCTCTGCGTCGGCGTGGGGAGTTTGAGCATGAGGGCAGACAGTACGGCAAGCCTTATGGCGAGTACCTGGAAGCCCGCAAGCACTACACCGAGAGCCACACGGCCATGGACAAGGCGGAGATGGAGCGCCGGGCAAGCGAGCACCTGACGAGCGCGATGAGCACCATCCGAACCATTTACGGGGATGCTGACCCTGACCTGCGCAAGAAGATCAAGGCTGACTTCACCAAGCTCGTGGCGGACATGCCCGCATAATTCAAAATGGAACGGTTTACGGTAAACGGGTGGCTTTGGCGCATCCGTTTTGTAGACCCGGACAGCCCATACCTTGTGGATCGCACCGGACGCAGGACCATTGCCGTGACAGACCCGAAGCTGCAACATGTGCTTGTGGCACGAGGGCTGAGCGGGGAAAAGCTGCGAAGGGTGCTGATCCACGAGCTGGGTCATGTTACCTTAGTCAGTTACGGTCTGCTGCCAGAGCTGCACCGCATGGTGAAACCGGCCTACTGGGTCGATGCTGAAGAATGGGCTTGCAATTGGATCGCGGACTATGGTAATATGATATTTAGAAAGGGCTCCCAGATATTGGGCTATGATATTTTGAGCGACGTTTCAGACCGGGCTGTTTGAGATGCGGCCAATTGATGTACGGATGTGAAATAAAGCTCACGATACGAGACTGATATTTGAAAGACTTTCACGAAAGAAAAAAAGCCCCTGAGTATCTGCGAGTCGAGCCGCGGAATATTCAGGGACTTTTATTTTTTGAATTCAGAGACCGTTAAAAATGTGATTGGATTTGATTGAACGAGGATTATTCTTTGATTAGTCCTATATTTTGAGAGAAAAATGACGTTGGTGTGTTGGGGTAAAAGTCTTCTGGAGGAGCTGAAGTAATACGAAGCATCGAATAAAATGCGAATCCATGATGTATTTGAACGTGATTGAATGCCGAAAGTAGTGGCTTGACGCACACAACTCGCACATTACTCCTACATTATTCATATACGATATTCCTATATCTGCCTACACAATAATCCTATACTAATTTTTTGAGGAGTACATCATTTGATCTTTTCGATTTCGTTTCGGAGCCAGTCCATCCCAGGTTTTATATAATACTTCTCGGTCACGTCGTCGATATAGTGACCGAGAATTTTCTTTAGTGCATATTGATCCATTTTAGCTTTCTTTGCCATGGTTGCGAACTGAACACGACCATCATGGGGGCGATGACTTTTATCTAGCCCCAAGGCATCGCGTGCTTCTATAAGTCGAACATAATATCGATCGTATGTATATGCCTTACCAGGTTGGGTATCTGATTGAAATACATATTCGCTCCCTGCGGCAACAGCTTCATTATAGTGCTGTTCGACAAAATGGAATATTTTGGAATGAATTGGCACAGTACGATTTTTACCTGCGACAGTTTTGGAGCCCCCATGAAATGTTTTGTTCTCTAAATCAACATCTTCTAGTTTCATGCTCAAAAGTTCATTGGGCCGCCAACCAGAATAAAATTGAATTAAAGTAATATCAAGATATGGATAGACCGGGAGAGCGCCCCAAATCAGTTCAACCTCTTCGTCTGAATATAGGATGTGACTTTTGTCCACTCTAGCTGTTTCTTCTTGATCTGATCTGGAAAGAGCAAAAGACCTTGCATAATTTTGCGGAACAAGCTCGTTCTCTACTGCATAGTCAAACATGAGATTGAACAGGCTTTTGATTCTGCCTTTAGCTGAACGAGGAAGTTCTACTTCGTTGCCACTTTTATAGGTTGTTGCCTCGTCGAGTGCGAGCTTGAGTTGTGGAATACGAACTTGCTGTAATTTCATATTGTGAATTTTGCGAACATACCGCCAGCAACACTCAGTCTTTTCTATCATCTTCTCTCCAACATGCGTCCTGTATTCCTTCAGCCATGCCTGATACAATTCATCCATGGTAATATTTTTCTCGATGGAATATGGATTCTTGTTGTATTCAACTAATGCTAAATATGCATCATTGTAGGTTTCAAAATAAGACTGTGGCTGAAGCGGCTTACAGATTGGTTTCCCATCTAATCCTTTGTCTACGGTTACTAAAACTCTGAACGGCTTTCGTAGATTGCGCCCCTTGATTTCTGAAATCTGTCCGAATCCATTTGGCAGCCTACGACGTTTATTTGCTTTTCTAGGATACACTTGAGCATTCTTCTTGAGTGGAAAACCGCAATGAGGGCATACAAGTGCCTTATCAGAAATTTGCAATTCACACTCTGGACAGGTTATAAGCACTAAAAATACCTCCTTTTTGGCTCTGAATTCTATTCTAGCTTAAACGATACTACGATGATTGTCAATGGTTCATCATTGAAAAAATAAAAAGCATCACGCACTGCCCCGCTTTCTTCCCTAAAATGCGCATAGAGGACGTAGTAAGATGTCCTTAGAGATTTTTAGGAGGAAAGCTCTATGAATGACCTTATTTTTCCAACAGGATCAGTACCTGTACGAGTTGCCGCAAAAGTATACGGACGTGACCCATCGTGGGTGCGAGCGGGGATTATTTCTGGATGGCTGCCTATCGGAACAGCAACCAGGGACGGCAAGAAAATTACCGACTTAAAAGAAATGAACTCTAAGTTCGGACGTATCAATTTTTACATCTCGCCAAAAGCTCTTTATGAGCAAACTGGATTTTTGTGGAGGGGTAAAGATGGCACACGTTGAACTATCTGAAAAGAATCCGTATTATATTTCAAAGCACCGATACTATGAGCTTAAACATTTCTGCTTGCAGTATCCTGAATGGAAAGATGCCTTGGTCATGCTGGATGCCTGGAAAGCAAAACCAGAAGAACTTCGGACGTATACTGTCAAAGGAAGCCGTGAATCGAACCCCACAGAACAGACCGCCATTGCCAGGGCATTCTTCAGCAAGCGGATTAGCCTTATAGAACACTGCTTGAAAGATATTTCTCCGGCAATCGCACCCTATGTATTAAAAGGAGCGACGGAATGTGTTCCGTATGATGTGCTGCGAATTCATGGCTGCCCCTGCTGCCGAGAAAGTTATTATGAGCAATACCGCAAATTCTTCTGGACATTGAGTATTGAGCGTGGATGACGCGAAAAATACATGGTCCTTTATGGAAGAATAAAGGGTGTTGGTCAGCCAATGAATAATTGGTAGTTGTGACAACTTAAATAGGCATCGATGCGAGTACGGAATGAAACGTTCCATAAAATAAACGGTACTCATCCAATGACTTGGGACTGAAAACTCAAGCATTCTTCTTTTTTATTTTCCGGCGCGAAAAAATACACCTTCTATTATGGAAAGAAATAACAAATTTTAGGAGGTATTTACTATGCTGAAGAATATTGTTGAAGGTTTTGAGGAAATGATGAACTCTATTATGACCGCATTTAACGAGTCGTCCAACGACAAGTATGCGGGTTGGAATGAGGGCGAAGAATTCCTCATGCTGAACGATGTTCGGTGTGGTATCCGCTAATGGATTCTGACCGAAAACGGGCTCAAGGAAACTTGAGCTCTTTTCTTTTTCTATTCTAGAATAGACTGTTACGATTCAACGCGAAATTTTCTTTGTGCTTTACGGAAGGATGTCTTCCGAATATGAATAAAGGAGATTGAAATTATGGGCAAACGAGTAAAGGTAAATTACGACCGAGGCTATGTGAACGCGATGGATAAGATCCGGGTGTTTATTGAGAGCAATCAGAAAGTTATGTACATTGATATATGCGAGTATAGGAGCGCTCAGACAGCACGCGGAGCTTATGCCAATGCGATTGCGTTGATTCGGGCGAATGGAATTGTACGGGCTACTTGCAGCCGTGGTGACTTATTCCTGATTCGCAACGACATCTAAGGTGTAGAGAGCTTACGAGAAATCGTAGGCTCTTTATTTTTCATCACGCAGAAGACCGTTTTATCAACTACATTATTAAAAAGGAGAAAATCAAAATGCTGTACATCTACTACGCTGTCCTATTCGCTGCTATCATTCTGGGCCTACTTTTCGGGATGGCACTCTACCGCTGGTTCCATTACCGTGATATTTACGAGGTGGGCGAGCTGTTAATCGGCGATGAAGATAACCCGGACTGGCCCTACCTGAGCCTGAGCCTGGATGAGGAGGTGAAGAATTTTGAAGGCGACAAGTACATCATACTGCGGGTGCACAAACTGGACCTGACGCGAGAAAAACATGGTGCTTAATGGAGGAAACTCTAATTACTTTGTAAAGGAGAAAATCAAAATGGAAAACTACGAAAACAAAGAATTGCTGAAGGAAGCGGCAAAGCAATCGCTGGAGAGTCTCAAGGGCCTGACACCGGGTACGGAAGCGTACACGAACACGGCGAAGATGGCATTGCAGCTGTACGACATGCAGCTCAAGAGCGACGAGCAGGAGAGCAACCAGAACCTGAAAGAGGATGAGGAACGGCGGAAGGGCCAGGAGGTCATCAACGATCAGGAGAAGGCTGCAAAGGCACGGCGCATTGAGTGGGCAAAGTTTGGCATCAGCTGCCTGACGTTTCTGGGAACGATTGGCACGACGGTATACTGGTCGATCTGCGAGGCTGGCGGTGTAGCGCCGCTTTCCAGAGCAATGAACGATGGTCTCCATGAGATCAAGAGAGGCTTTACGGACAGAAAGTAAAGGAGGAACCGAGAGGGTTCGTGGCGAAAGCTGCGGACTCTCTTTATTTTTTATGAGATATCACGACATACCGCCAAAAGAGTGGACGAGCTACTACGGGAGCGTTTACCGGTGCAATCATCCGGTGTACCGTGTCTGCACGCTCTACCGGGAACAGGGAAAAGGCTTGTGCGTGATCCAGCAGCGCTACAACGAGAAAACCAAGGCCACTTACTGGAGCGCCATTGACCCCTGGCTGACCGACAAGATCTATCTGCATGAAGGGTTCCGGCAGTATTTTGACAGCCACGCCAAGAAGAAAAACGCAAAGGGCGAGTACCCGACTGTGACCGTACGGCAGATCATGTGGGCACTGCGTATGAAGCCCCTCAAGAAAGAACGCTGGGAGACCGTGTTTGACCGGAGTTTGATCTGAGCACGTGTAAAGAATCGTAGGCTCTTTTCTTTTTGCCAAACCGCGAAAAATTCATGTTCCTTTATGGAAGAGATAGCTCAAATGGTAGAGCGCCACTTCATTGTGGAGGTGTGGACTCGATCTCCACTTTCTTTTTTCATTTTTATTTTTGGAGGTTGAACGATTATGGAGGACATTATGCTGATCCGGTCTGGATTTCTGCGCAATCTGATCTCGAAGATCATCAATAAGATGCTGAAAAAGCAGTTACCCGGTACAGAGGTGCAGCTGGGCGAGGTTCAGGCGAATTGGAGCGAAAAAGAGCAGAAGTTGAAGATCCATCTGGTGGTGGACGCAGAGATGACCAAGCCGCAGCTGATGGATATTCTCAAGAAGGCTGATGTAATCTGACGCGAATTTTTCAGGGTGTTTAGTGAGAGCTTACGAGAAATCGTAGGCTCTTTTATTTTTCAAAATGGAGGTTGAACTATGAAACTGACAAAAACATGCGCGAAGTTCCTGCGCAAGCACGGCGGAACCATTCTGGCGGTGGCGGCATCTGTAGGTGTGGTAGCAACAGCCATCGAGACCGGGCGGGCGACTACGAAGGCAAAGCATCTGCTCGAAGTAGACGAGGCTTTGCGAAAATACAACGAAGATGAGCAGGGCGTTGTGGAAGAGCCGTTGACGAAGAAGGACATTGTTAAGGTCTGCTGGAAAGCGTATATTCCGGCGGCGATTCTGGGCGGGGGCACTATCGCCTGCATCCTGGGCTCCAACGCGCTGAACAAAAAGCAGATCGCAGGCCTGACCACGGCGTATATGGCGCTGGGAAAGACCTATCAGGAGTATCGCAGGCAGGTGGCAGAGCAGATCGGCGTGGAAGAAGAAAAAGATATTTACAAGGACACGCAGGATGTTCTGGAGACCCCCACCCCGGCAGGCACAGACGAAGAAAAGCTGCTCTGCTACGAGCCTATCTCAAAAAGATATTTCCATGCAACGGAAACGGAGCTGATGGATGCCTTCTACAACGTGAACCGGAACTTTGCGTTGAATGGAGAAGTCTCGCTGAATGACTTCTACTCCTTCCTGCCCGGACTGGACTTTATACCGGAAGGAGATATGCTGGGCTGGTGCGCGGAGTATCTGAGCAACGAGTGGGAATATTACTGGATCGACTTCAACTTTGCCCGGCAGACAACGGATGATGGACTGGAAGTGTACTATGTGACAGCATTCCAGGAGCCGATCAAAGAGTATCTGGATTACGACCCGACCAGACGGGAACCATTTTGAATTTTGAAAAGGAGACTGATATTTTATGAAGAAGATCAATTGGTGGAAAGTTGCATCCGTGGCCATGATGGCTGCAAGCGCGATCCTGAGCTTTGGCCACGACCTGATCGAGGAGCAGCGCAGCGAAGAGGAAATGCAGGACATGGTGCGGGAGGAAGTTCAGCGCCAGCTTGCGGAAAAGAACCGGTAAACGCGAAAAATACAGTCTCCCTTATGGAAGAGATATCCAAACTGACAAACAAAGGAGATTGATATTTATGTACGATCACGACTATTACGCAAAGATGGACAAGGCAATGGTACGCGTACTGAAGGCAGTTGCACGTTCAGTAGGATACGGTTTTACAGGGCTGTATCACTATCTGAAGAAGCAGCCGACCAGACTGTACGAATATATCCGTTACCAGATCCAACTGGAACGCGATGATCAGCGTGAAACAGAAATTCGCTTCGAGAATTTGAAGCAGCACGGACATATCTGAAAGGCGAGAGCTTACGAGAAATCGTAGGCTCTTTCTTTTTATAAATTTTTGGAGGTACGAAGATGAACCTGAAAACATTTGCAAAGGCGGTGCGCAGGAGCGCAGGCAAGAATGCATCCAAGATCCTGGGAGGTCTGGCGATCACGGGAAGCATTACGGCGGTCTATTTCGCTGTGACCGCGACCCCCAAGGCCATGATCCTGCTGGACGAGAAAAAGCAGGAGTTGGGCGTGGAAAAGCTGGACGTGAAGACCATTGTCAAGACGGCGGGCCCGGTGTACGTGCCGACTGCGCTGAGCATGGTGCTGTCTGCGGGTTGTGTCATTGGTGCAGTTCATGTGGACGAGCGGCGGAATGCTGCACTGGCCGCGGCGTGCACCCTTTCTGAGAGCGCGCTCAAGACCTATCAGGACAAGGTGCTGGAGGCCATCGGCCCCGAGAAGGAACAGGAGATCCGGAAGACTATTGCGCTGGAAAAGATGGCCAAGTGCCCCGAACCGGCAACCATCCAGTCTGCCAAGGGCCTTGCCACGACCGATGTTTCCTATGACCAGCGGGTGAAGTGCTGGGAAAGCCTGACCAACACCTACTTCTGGACGACCAAGGCCATGATCGAAAAGGCCGTCAATGGGGTCAACAAACAGCTGCTCAGTGACTTCCGGGTGAGCGAGAATGATCTGTTCGACTATCTGGGCATCGACCACTGCGTCAACGGTGACCTGCTGGGCTGGGACACGGATTCGGGGCTTAACGTTGATATTTTCTATGCGTCCCGGCTGGACGAGGATGGAATGCCCTGTCTGACGCTGGAGTATCACACGCCTCCGAAGTGGCTAGGCGGCTATTGATATTTGACCAGGCGCGAAAAATTCAGCTTCCTTTATGGAGGTAATACTCCGACATTATAAACTTATATTTAAGAAAGAGGTAACAAAAATGGACGAAATGATGAACATGAACGAAACTACTATGGAGAACGAGACTTCTGTTGAGGTCGTTCCGGAGGAGAATGTTCAGATGATCGATAACGAGGAAACTTCGAGCAACGGCTCGGGCTTTGGTCTCGCTGTTGGTGCTGTGGGTCTGGTTGCAGCCGTGGGATACGGACTGTACCGGAAGCACAAGGCCAAGAAGCAGAACAAGGACGAGGAGAAGCCGAAGACCAAGAAGAAAATCATCTGGCAGAAGCCCTGGAAGATCGAGAATGTCGATTCTGCACAGGTGGACGTTCCTGACGAGGACGTTGAGGAAACTTCTGAAGAGAAGTAATGTTAGGTAAGGCGAGAGCCGTGGAGAAATCTGCGGCTCTTTCTTTTTTGTTTTTTGAAAGGATGACAACATGGCACAAGTAAACATGCCGAAGAGCAGCATCGGACAGCAGCCTGCCACAGAGCCTCAGAAGAAGTTCCAGAAGGTCGTCAAGGGAAAAGTGACCCTCAAGGAGCAGAACGATATCCAGAAGATCGCCAACGAGTTCCTGGCCGAGGACCTCAAGACCGTGAAGAACCGCATCGTGGTGGACTATCTGCTGCCTATGCTGAAGAACGGTCTGTGGAGTATTTTTAACTCTGCGGTCAGCATTGCACTGTTTGGCGAGGACCGTTCCCGCGGCTCTTCGAGCAACTACTCCGGCTCCCGCACGCAGCGGAACAGCTATGACACCTACTATCAGGGAGGCTCCGGCAACCGGCAGGGAAATCCGAACCGGGCCGTAGGACGCAGCTTGCAGAACCTGGACTTTGAGTTCCGTGGGGATGCAGACGACACGCTTTCCCAGATGTATGATGCGATTCGCCAGTACGGTCAGGTTTCTGTGGGTGACCTGTGGGATCTGATGGGCGTTTCCAACGAGAGCACCGATTACAATTACGGCTGGTACAACCTTGACGGGGCGTTCATCAAGGGCATCCCGGGCGGATATCGTCTGATGCTGCCTCGCCCTGTACCGCTGCGCTGAACAATAAAGAAAGGATTGATATTTATGAAGTTCCTGAAAAAGATCGACAAAACCGAAATCGTGGAAACGATGACCCGTGCTGCATCCAAGTGCGGCTACAAGCTGAAGAAGGCAAGTCCCACCATTATGATCGTTGGCGCTGCCATCGGTGGTGTGACTGCTACCGTGCTGGCCTGCAAGGCGACCATCAAGGCGCAGGATATTATGACCGAGCACTATGCTCAGGTGGAGAGCATCCACACGGCCAAGAAGCAGATCGACGATGGCACGGTCCAGCTGAGCGAGGGCGAGACCTACACCGAGAAGGATTACAAGAGCGATATTACGACCACCTACGTCCAGACCGGCCTGAAGCTGGCAAAGGTGTATGCGCCTGCGGTCACCCTGGGTGCGGTATCTCTGGGCTGCATGTTCGGTTCCCACCACATCATGTCCAAGCGCAATGCAAGCCTGACTGCGGCTTATATTGCTCTGGACAAGGCCTTTGAGGAATACAAGAGCCGTGTATCCGACCGCTTTGGCAGCCGTGTGCAGGAGGAGCTGGAGCACAACATCAAGGCTGTGGAGCTCGAGAGCAAGAGCACCAACGAGCAGGGCGTGGAGGAGACCATCAAGGAGTACAAGGACATCGCCATGCAGCACACCAGCCCCTATACCTGCATCTTTGACGAGACTGTCGACACCTGGCAGCCCGACAACATGCTGAACCGCAACTACCTGTTCCTGATGGAGCAGGCGGCAAACAAGCGTCTGCGCACCCAGGGGCACCTTTTCCTGAACGACGTTCTGGCATCTCTGGGCACCCACGGAGGTGTGACCCTGAAGACCCCGGAAGGCCAGATCGTGGGCTGGATCTATGACCCGAACGATCCGACCCGACAGAACCACGTGGATTTTGGTGTGACCAACTATGTCAAGGGCGACGAGGCACTGAACAGCTTTATCAACGGCGGGGAGCGCTCGGTGATGCTGCGGTTCAACTGTGACGGGCCCATCATCGACAAGATCTGAGACTGATATTTTGGAGGAATACGCTATGACCAGATTCGCTAAGAGACTGTCTTACCTGTTTGCTGCCATGGCCGGAGTCTGCTTCGTCTCTGGTCTGGCGGTTCTTTCTGAGTGAGGTGGAACGATGGAAACTTTGGAAAGCACTTTCCTGTTTCTGGACTATCTGACCGATACCAAACGCAAGCGCCACATGGTGGGAGGCATTCTGATGAGTGTCTCCCTTTTCTTTGGCGGACTGGCGTTTACCATGATGACGATCAAAGGAGACATCGACAATGAACAAGACCGTGCGTGATATTCTGCTCTTTGCAGCAGGCTTTGGGGCAGGTGCCCTTGTGATGCACACCGTTTTCGAGAAGAAATACGAGACCTATTACGGCAAACGGTACGAGGCCGAACGTGAGAATCTGCGGCAGAAGGAAGCCGATATGGACAAGACCATCGAAGAAAGGGCGACCAAGAAGAGCTTTGAACAGCTGGCCGGGAAGTACCGTACCGAATCTGACCCGGAAGATGTGGTGGCACATGAGGCCATCGAAGTCATTGAGCCGGATCAGTTTGGTGAGCTGGACGACTACGAGACTTCCTTCCTGACCTATTACGCGGACGGAAAGCTGGTGTTCGATACGGAGGATCAGCCCGTGGACGAAGATGATATTCCGAAGATCATTGGCAACGAGGCACTGGACCGCATTGGCGAGTTCGCACCGAGCGCTGTTCATGTCCGCAACCACAACTACCACAAGGATTACGAGATTCTCCGGGTTCGGGAGAACTGGCCCGGCAACCACGACGATGAGGAGGATGAATGAACTTTATGAGGGAGACGGAGCAGTATTATGACTGGCTCTACAAGATCGTCTGCGGCGAATGGGAACCCCGGAACCTCAGCTTTCACCGCTTACTGATGTATCTTTTTAACCGGGATTATATTCCGGCGTGCGAAATGGATGTCTGCCGGGCAACGGACGGCATCAACCTGCGGTACCGCTTTGCATCGGAGAATAATATTCCGTACGGAAAGATCGATGCGGTATTTCAGGGCGTACCCTGCTCCATGCTGGAGATGATGGTGGCGCTGGCGATCCGCATCGAGGAGCACATCATGGAAGACCGCAGCATGGGCAACCGTGTGGGACAGTGGTTCTGGAGCATGGTCGTCAGCCTGGGCCTGGCTGCCATGGACGACACCCGTTTCAGCGAAGAGCGCGCGGAACCGATCCTGGCCCGGTTTATGGATCGGGACTATCAGCCGAATGGGGCTGGCGGTCTCTTTACGATTACCCGTACGTCCATCGACATGCGTACCATTGATATTTGGTACCAGTTGATGAGCTGGCTGAATGAGAATGAGTTTTGATGACATATGAATCAAAAATCTGCATCCCTATGGAAGGATTTGTTGAGAAGATACTCGACGATTCCCATGTGATGCTGCGAATCACGGCGTGTCGAGACGAGAATAACATTGGTCGGCTGATTCTGGCTGACCCGAATTACTGGAGGAAAATTGACAATGGAACTGACTGATATTTTGATCGACCTGAGCAACAGCAAGGCTGCACTGGAGGTGTCCAATCACACCATCCGCCGCATGAAGGGCAAGTGCATCCGGAAGAACATTCTCATCGCTGGTCTGCTGTGGTTCGGCTTTGTTTCCTGCAAGATGGTGAACGAGGCGGAAAAGCAGCGCAAGGAAGCCGATGAGCGTGCCCGCGAGGCAGAGGCAGCGCTGGCCCAGATGACCCTCCAGAAAGAGAAAGACGTATAAAAACCTCGGAGAAAGGAGGAAGTCAGTTACAAATGATTGATTTCCTGATGATTGCAACGCGGACGGGAAAACGCGGGACAATCGAAATTTATCCCAAATTCATCATCAAGAAGTCGAAAGACCTGATGATCCGGGGTTCTGATTTTTACGCAGTCTGGATGGAAGAGCGGGGGCTTTGGAGCACGGACGAACAGGATGCGCTCCAGAGGATCGACCGCGCTCTGGATATTTACGCGGAGGAACACAAGCAGGTCTTCAATGACAGCTACCGTGTTCTGCACATGTGGGACGCGGAGAGCGGGATGATCGACAACTGGCACAAATACTGTCAGCGTCAGATGCGGGACAACTACCACACCCTTGACGATACATTGATATTTGCGAACACCCCGGTCAAGAAGGAAAGCTATGCGTCGAAGCGGCTGCCGTATCTTCTGGAGGAGGGAAACATCAGCGCCTACGACGAGCTGATGACCACCTTATATTCTCCCGAGGAGCGAAAGAAGATCGAATGGGCGGTTGGCGCGATCGTGAACGGCGATTCCCGCAAGATCCAAAAGTTCCTCGTGCTCTATGGTCCACCCGGCAGCGGTAAATCGACTGTGTTGAACATCGTCCAGAAGCTTTTCGACGGGTACTGGTCGGTGTTCGACTCCAAGGTGCTGGGGTCATCGTCCAATGCGTTTGCGCTGGAGGCGTTCAAATCGAACCCGCTGATCGCGATCCAGCACGACGGTGACCTTTCCCGCATCGAGGACAACACCCGACTGAACTCGCTGGTATCCCACGAGACCATGCTGGTGAACGAGAAGTTCCGCAGCCAGTATTCCAGCCAGTTCAAGTGCTTCATGTTTCTGGGCACCAACAAACCCGTTAAGATCACGGATGCGAAATCGGGCCTGATCCGACGACTGATCGATGTGGAACCTACCGGCGAAAAGATTCCTGCAAAAAAGTACCGTGACCTTGTAGCGAAGGTGGACTTTGAACTGGGAGGCATCGCATGGCACTGCAAGGAAGTATACGAGCAGAACAAACATCTCTACGATGATTATATTCCGACCCGTATGCTGGGTGCATCGAACGACTTTTACAACTTTATGCTGGATTCCTTTTATATTTTCAAGAAGGAGGACGGTGTATCCCTGAAGCGGGCCTGGGCGATGTACAACACCTACAATGACGAGGCAAAGGTAGCGTACCCATACTCGCGCCGTGCGTTCCGGGAAGAGCTGATGAACTACTTCGAGGAGTACAAGGAACGCGCGGAGACCGTGAATGGCGAGCGGGTGCGGAGCTACTACAGCGGCTTCAAAGCGGAGAAATTCAAAGAGTTCCTTGACGAACCTGTGAAGGCAGAAGAACCCACTGCCGAGCCGGAAATGTCATGGATCGAGTTCAAGGAGCAGCATTCTCTCTTCAATGATATTTGCAAGGACTGCCCTGCACAGTATGCGACAGACGATGGCATTCCGATGCGAAAATGGGAGAATGTCAAGTCAAAATTGGCCGAACTGGATACTTCGAGACTGCACTACGTGAAAGTTCCGGAGAATCACATTGTCATCGACTTTGATATTCCCGGGCCGGATGGAAAAAAGAACTTCGAGCGCAACCTGGAAGCTGCCTCCAAATGGCCCCAGACCTATGCAGAGCTGAGCAAATCTGGTGCGGGCATCCACCTGCATTATATTTACACCGGCGATGCAACGAAGCTGAGCAGGATCTACGACGAGAACATCGAGGTCAAGGTGTTCACGGGGAAGTCCTCTCTGCGGAGAAAACTGTCGAAATGCAATGATATTCCGGTTGCGACCATCAGCAGCGGCCTGCCACTGAAGGGAGAAACGAAAATGGTTGATACAAAGCAGATCCAGGATGAGCGGCACCTGCGTATCCTCATCAAGAAAGCCCTTGCCAAGGAGATCAGCCCCTATACGAAGCCCAGCATTGACTTTATTGCACACATCATGGACGAAGCCTACGAGGGTAATGTCGTTTACAACGTGGACGACATGCGAAATGCGATCCTGGGCTTTGCCGCCAGCAGCACGAACCAGGCGGACACCTGCCTGAAGATCGTGGCGAAGATGCACTTCAAGTCGAAGGATGACATTCAGCGGGAGGCCCCTGTGGGGGAGGAAACGCCATTGATATTTTTCGACGTGGAGGTATTCCCGAATCTGCTGCTCGTGAACTGGAAGTTCGCCAAGCAGGAGCCTGTGCACCGCATGGTGAATCCTACGCCGGAGGAGATCGAGAGCCTGACAAAGTATCGGCTGGTCGGCTTCAACAACCGCAAGTACGACAACCATATCCTCTGGGCCCGCATGATCGGGATGTCGGTGGAGCAGATCTATGCGCTGTCCAACCGGATCATCAACGAACACACGGGCTTCTTTGGTGAGGCGTACAACTTATCCTACACGGATATTTTTGACTTCTCGTCGAAAAAGCAGAGCCTGAAGAAGTTCGAGATCGAGCTGGGCATCCACCATCAGGAGCTGGGACTTCCGTGGGATCAGCCGGTGCCGAAGAGCCTGTGGGACAAGGTGGCCGAGTATTGCGACAACGATGTGATCGCGACCGAGACCCTGTTCTACTCGAAAAAGCGTCAGGCAGACTTTGTGGCGCGAGAGATTCTGGCAGACCTTGCCGGGATGACGGTGAACGACACAACTAACTCGCTGACAACACGCATTATTTTCGGCAAGGAAAAGCACCCCCGGCTGGTCTACACCGACCTTGCTACGGGAAAGTCCGATGCGATCGTGGAAGTCGAGCCTGATATTTTGACCGACTGCAACATCATCAACGCCTTTCCCGGTTACGAGTGGGCCAAAGGCGAGGACGGCAAGTACCACAACATGTTCCGGGGCACAGACCTTGGCATGGGTGGTTATGTCTACGCTGAGCCCGGGATGTACACGAACGTAGCCCTGCTGGACGTTGCGTCGCTGCATCCGCATTCGGCTGTTGCCATGAATTACTTTGGCGAGTACACCAAGCATTTCAACGACCTGATGGATGTACGAATTTACGTCAAGCACGGCGAGTATGAGAAGGCAAAGGGGCTCTTTGGCGGCAAACTGGCAAAGTACCTCGATGATCCGCAGCAGGCAAAAGCTCTGGCGCAGGCGTTGAAGATCGCCATCAACTCGGTCTACGGGTTGACCAGCGCAAGCTTCGACAACCCGTTCCGCAACCCCAAGAACGTCAACAACATTGTGGCGCTTCGAGGGGCTTTATTTATGCGCACTTTGCAGGATGAAGTGCAGCAGCGCGGCTTTAAGGTTGCGCATATCAAAACGGATTCGATCAAGATCCCCGATGCGACCCCGGAAATCATTGCGTACTGCATGGATTTTGCAAAAAAGTACGGCTACACGTTCGAGCATGAGGCAACCTACGAGCGGATGTGTCTGGTGAACAATGCCGTTTATATTGCGAAATACATGACTGCGGACCGCTGTGAGGCGCTTTACGGTTATATCCCGGGCGACTGCAAGGACGAAGGCGGCGAATGGACGGCTACGGGCACCCAATTCCAGGTGCCGTATGTGTTCAAGACCCTGTTCTCCAAGGAGAAGATCGAGTTCACTGACCTCTGCGAGACAAAGACCGTTTCCAAGGGCGCTATCTATCTCGACAAGAACGAGGATCTGCCTGAAGGCGAACACAATTATATTTTTGTGGGACGCGTGGGACAGTTCTGCCCGATCATGCCGGGAAAGGGTGGCGCTCTGCTGCTGCGGGAAGCTGGCCTGACTGATACCGGCGAACGGAAATATGCTTCGGTGACCGGAGCAAAGGATTATCGTTGGCTGGAAAGCGAGGCAGTCTATCAGCTCCAGATGCAGGAGGATATCGACAAAAGATATTTCAACCGGGAAGTCGATGAGGCAGTTGAGGAGATCTCCAAGTACGGCGACTTCAACTGGTTCGTTGGCGATGATGGTGTTGCTCCCTGGACAGCGCCGGATCTTCCCTGGAGCGATGCACAGGAAGAAGCAGCAAGAAATTTTGACGTGAGGTGATATTTTTATGGCGTTCAAACTTTGTGACAGTAACAAACGTGTGATTGGTAACATTACCGATGTTGTTAGAACGGTGGATGGGGAGACGATGATTACACTGGACACAGGCCATACGTTCCAGTTTAAGTCTTATGACATTTATTGGGATAAGGGACATAATTGCTTCATTAACAAACCCTATTACCGGGGGACGTTGAACACCGCACATGCAAAAGAGGCGACGGCAATGAATGCAGCGGCTATTAAGAATGTGATTTTTGCTCCTCCGGCCACGATCGTTTACTGGTCGGATGGTTCCAAGACCGTTGTGAAGTGCAGCGAGAAGGATGCTTTCGACCCGGAGAAGGGTCTGGCCATGGCGATCGCAAAGCGTTGTGGCGGCAACAAGGGCAGCTATTACAAGGAGATCCAGAATTGGGTCGAGAAGAGCGGGAAGAAGTATCCCGGGAAGCCTACTGCCGGAAAAACTTTCGATCTGGATGTGCTGAAAAAGTACAGTTCTGAGGCAAATAAGGATTTTGAGAAGTTCCTCAGCGCTGCCAAGAGCAACAATCAGGCTGGTGCGCTTCTCCACCTGACTGCACTCGTGGCGGATCTGAAAATTCTGGAAATCGAAATCAACAAGTAAAAAGGAGACTGATATTTATGTACACCAAGCGCCAGAAAGTCAATATCGACGATACCCGTTTCATCTTTACCACCAACTTCAGCGGTGATCCCAGCCGTGATCGCTTTGGCTCGGACAAGCGCCGCGTCAACGTGGTGATCCCGACCATGGAGCTGGTGAATCACCTCATGGATCTCGGCGTGAAGGTTCGTCAGACCAATCCGAATCCTGAACGTACCTACGACGAGCCGTTTGTTCCGACCTACTTCGTGCCGGTGACGATCAACATGGACTCCAAGTGGCCCCCGCATATCTACTGGGTCACCACTTCCGGCAAGCGCCTGCTCTGCAACACGGACACGATCAGCCAGCTGGACTTTATCCGGGTCAAGAATGTCTGTCTCCAGGCAAACCTTACCGAGAAGCGGAATGCACCCGGCGAGTACAGCCTGTATGCGGATGTGATGTACGTTGAGCAGGATGCGGATGCTGATCCGTACGCAGAGCGCTATGCCCGGTTTGCAGCTCCTGAAGCAGACATGGCAGAGCCGAGCGACCACACCGAAATTCCGTTCTGAGGTGAAGCGTATGAAGAAACTGTTTATCAGCGCACCGATGAAAGGGCGCACTGAAGCACAGATCCGAGCAACCATGGAGCAGATGCGCCATATTGCTGAGGCTGTGTTTGGCGAGGAGCTGGAGGTGATCCAGACTTATATTTCTGATGATCCTCCGGCTGACGCGAATCAGGCAGTCTGGTACCTTGGTGAGAGCATCAAGAAGATGGCGGATGCAGACTACTTTATCGGGATCTACGATGAGGAGAAGGCGTTCCGTGGCTGTGCAATCGAAAACCTGGTTGCCCGTTCGTACAATATCCCGAGCTATGTGATCAACTTTGGTTTCGTAGCCCCTGATGTTACGGAAGCTCGTGCAAAAGCCAACCGGAAGTACAACAGCTATTATTGATCATTGATATTTTTCGAGTGCCAGGGTCAGTCCCTGGTCGAATGCCCAGTCGGTGAGTGCCCACGTCGCAAAATGGCGGCTCTAAGGAAACAGCTCGATTTATATTTTTGATGTGCAATTTGGGAGGTTGACAGTATGAAAGTTCTGAGGGTTCGCCCAAAGCATTACCCTGAAGTGATCGACATTGACTGCTCTCTGGAATCGCTCCAGAAAGAGGTGGAAGGCCCGATTCAGGCTGTTTACCCGTGGGACGATGAGGTGGCATTGATTTGCAACGAAGAAGGAAAGCTGCATGATGATTGCATGGAGAAACTCAACCGGACGCTCGACGGCCCTTATGGTATCCCCATTGATATTATCGTTGGAACATTCCTGATTGTAGGCCTCACGGAGGATGATTTCGGTGAGCTTTTGCCGGAGTTCGTCGAGAAGTACGAGAAGATGTTCCATCAGCCGAGAAAGTTCGTCACCTATACGGATAGTGAAGGCAAAGCGCATCTCGACGTTGACTATTGTACACCTGAAGAATAAGCACATGAGAGCCCTGGAGAAATCTGGGGCTCTTTTATTTGAGTCATTAGCATGGGCTGTACGGTGGGTTCGATTCCCGCATGACTCACAACCGGGCCAGAGAGCCTGATAATTGAACAACAGAAGGAGTAAGGATTATGAGCAGAGAAAAAGTAAAAGAGATCGTCGATTACATGGTTTCGGAGGGTACACAGAACACCAACTATGGCTGCTGGGCCTTTGATATTCCGGAACTGTGCGACAAGTTCGACCTTCCGCTGGAATGGTTCTATGAGCACAACGATGATATTTGCCGCGAACTCGACAAGCGTGATGAGATTGCTGATTACGAGCAGAACTACGACTGGAACAACCATCCACTGGATTACGGCCTGGTTTATTACACGGACTTCTGTCGTTCTGAGGAGGTGTGATATTTATGGGCGGACTTCGCAGAGTAGATAAGGCTTGCAAAAAATGCGGCGGTATGATGTACCAGGTTCCGTCAAAAAGATTGTACTGCGATAAATGTCGAGACACCGTACCGCGTAACATGTCAACGACGGAAGAAAAGCCTAAAAAGCTCACACTGTCAGAAATCATGCGCGAAGCAGATAAGGAGGGCTTGCAATATGCGTCCTACTGCAAAAAGCACGGACTTTACTAAGAAAAAAGAGCTCTGGAAGGTGTTCAGGAAGCACCGGAAAGAGCTCTTTGCTTATACAGTCAGAGGGGAGGGCGAAGATGAGGAAGAGGCGACGATCTCGCTTCTGGCCTACGAGAATCACTGCAAGAAAAGTGACATTTATGTGACGTTGGAAATGAGGTGAGCGACCTGATGGCAGGTGTAACGCTCTACGACTATCAATTGGATGCGATCAACCGTATGAAAATCGGCTGCATCTTATGCGGAGGCGTAGGAAGCGGAAAATCAAGAACGAGTTTGGCGTTCTATTACAAACTTTACGATGGGGAGGTGAACACGGAAAATTATGTTCGTATGACAGAGCCCCCGGATCTTTACATCATCACGACTGCCCGGAAACGGGATACGGGAGAGTGGGACGAAGAACTGGCCCATTTCTATATGTCTACAGATCCAGAGCATGATATTTACGAGCACAAGGTCGTGGTGGATTCCTGGAACAATATCGGAAAGTACGTTGGCGTGAAGAATGCGTTCTTTATATTTGACGAGCAGCGAGTCGTTGGAAAAGGCGCATGGGTGGAATCTTTCTACAAAATTACGCAAAATAATGAGTGGATTCTGCTCAGCGCCACCCCCGGGGACTGCTGGACAGATTATATCCCGGTGTTCATCGCCAATGGGTTCTATCGAAACAGAACGGACTTCAACAACCAGCATGTGGTATACAGACGATTCCGCACGAAGTACCCGAAGATCGACCGGTATCTGAATACCCAGCGCTTGGTACGACTGCGGGAACGGATTCTGGTTGACATGGACTTCGAGCGGCCGACGGTCTCGCACCATGAGAATATTTTCGTGGAGTACGACAAGGTGAAGTATCTGTCGATCTGCAAGAACCGGTGGAACCTCTGGGAGAACAAGCCAATCGAGACCGCCAGCGAGTTCTGCTATCTGCTGCGGAAGTTGGTAAACGCTGATGCAAGCCGACAAGAAAAAGTGCTGGATATTTGTAAAGGCAGACCTAGGGTCATTATCTTCTATAATTTCGATTATGAGCTTGATATTCTGATGGGTCTGGACTATGGCAAGGATACCGAAGTTGCACAATGGAACGGACACAAGCATCAGCCGCTTCCTGAAGGTAACAGGTGGGTGTATCTGGTGCAGTACAATGCCGGTGCTGAAGGCTGGAACTGCATCAAGACAGACACCATTATATTTTACAGCCAGAACTACTCATATAAGATCATGGAGCAGGCCTCGGGGCGTATCGACCGGCTGAATACACCGTACAAGGATCTGTACTACTACCATCTGAAGAGTAGGAGTGGTATTGATCTGGCAATTTCGAGAGCCCTGGACTCGAAGAAAGCATTTAACGAGAGGAAATTTTATGGAGCAGGTTAACTTTGAAGATGTATTTGCTGACCTGATTCATTCTTTTGAATCTGCGGCAGATAAAGTAAAGAAATTCACAGATGAACTGGAGGACGAGGTTTATATGAGAATTGCAAATGACCGGAAAGCTGCCAATGGATTCCGTCCGAGCTATCCGAAATGCAAGATTCCTAAGACCGATATGGCTAACAAAGTTATGCAGGGGCGGATTCATAAACACTGCTAATAGAAAGGATTGATATTTTATGGGAGAGATTAACTATTGTGCAGATTGCGAGCGTAGTATTTACGGCAAATATAAAGACTGCGATATCAACATCGAGAACGCTGGTAAGTGTGTATTACCTGACCAAAAGTGCTACTGCAAAATTTTAGCAGATGGAACAAGAGCAGAAAAATATCCTTGGGAGGAGCAAAAATGATTAAAGACTCTGGCGATCGCACCGAATTTGAAACCGGTGCCAAGCGTGATATGCACGCAGGGAAGGGGCGGATGGACCTTCTGCCTTGGTACGGCATCATGGAGGTCAGTAAGCACTGTGAGGAAGGTGCCTTGAAGTACGGTGAGCACAACGTAGACAAGGGTATTCCGCTGCATTCGCTGCTGGACAGTGCTTCTCGGCATCTGGCAAAGTACATGGTCGGAATGGACGACGAGGACCACCTACGAGCTGCCTGTTGGAACCTGCTGTGGGCTCTTAACCAGCGGGAGACGCACCCGGAGCTGGATGATAGGTTTGCGGTGAAGGTTGGGGAGGTTAAGAAAAAGAACTATCAAGTCCTTTGCCCCAATTGTGAGGCTACGATTATTAAAGAGAATGGCCAGATTTGTGATGGGGTAGCATTTCGAGCGGATGTTTCTGGAGAAAAACTTGAATTAAAGTGTTGTTTTTGCAACCATTCGGTGCTTGTTCCCATGAAAGATATTCTGGATGATAGGTTCTCCGTTAAGCAGGAGAAGACCGAGAAGAAACGTCCTTGGATATCGGTTGAGTGTACCAATTGCAATAAACGCCATCCTGTTGCCCCTGAGGTGTGGCTGTACGACATGGATGAAGTTCCTGCGAGCAGTAGAATTTTGAAATGCCCGTTTTGTAATGGGCATTGGGTACATAAATACATCGGCGACCTTGACGGATATGCAGATCCTGACGAAAAGCTCGTTGCTGTTAAATGCGGTGGCTGTAATGCTCATTTTGGGATTCCTGCATCTAACTGGAACAGTATGAAGGAGTGCACAATCCATAACGGTGAGGTTCTGGCACGTTGCCCTCGCTGCGGAAAGGACACTTTTATTTCGGAGGTGAAACCTGATGAGTGACCGAATAAAAATTGTGTGCATGGACTGCGCTTGCAAACGCACAATCGCACTTCATAAATGGAATGAAGCTGAAAGGTATTCAAGGTACTATCCGAACATCCGCTATGCTAAGTGCAAGATTTGCAATGGATACACGATGCATAGATACGACGGAGGTAAGCGCTGATGAATAACTGGATGCGCGAAGTGGACTATGCGACCTACTGTCCGAAGTGCAAGAGCTTCAAGGTGCTGGAGACGGATGAACCCTGCCACGAGTGCCTGACGGAGTGTGCGCGGGAGGGTACGGTCAAGCCTATTAACTTTAAGGAAGCTAAGGTGAAAGTCAAATGATATTTGCTGAAGAGGATTTGAACTCTTTGAATGCTATTGCTGGACTATTGGCTTCATTCGGGTGTGATAGTCAGGCTGGCTGTGTGCTTTATATTCAGCATAAAATCGCAAAGACCATGGAGGCTGACGAAAGGAAATGCAGAAATGAGAAACATGTCTAAGAAAACCTGGAAACTCCGGGTTTGGAATCGCATGACCGAGATGCAGAAGCTTGATATTCTGCTTCTCCGGCTGAAGGTTTCGCATACGTATGACCCGAAGTACCTCGGCGGTTACAACGAGCAAATTGTCGTGTATAACTCGGAAGGTCAGCGTATGTGGGATGCTATTTGTTTTCATGGAACTTTTAGTCTCACCGGAAGTTATGGAGCTGAGCAGGGGCTTATCGAGGTGATGGGCTCACAGCTACTTAGCCATGATGATGTTGAGGGCTGGCTCACGGCTCGACAGGTTATGAAGATGTGGAGGTGTAGAAATGCTGCGCAAAATCGTTGATTTCGTCAAAAAGATACTCTGGACAGAGCCGGTGGTTTCGACAGTCAACACGCTGAAAGATGCCATGCGGGATCTTGAGGTGGCCCGGAACCACTTTGAAAACTGCGATCCGGAGTTTATCACGGCCGCTATCTTCGAGCTGAACGCTGCGGAGAGCCGTCTGGATGCGGCGAGGAGGTGTGCGGGGTGAAGACGTTTTATAAGGTATTCTACTACAAGAATATCGAATTACTAGCATATCCCGTCGGGAATGAACCAGATGAAGAAGATGAAGAGATTTTTTCCAAAACAGAATTGGCGTTTGATTACGATATTTCGGCAGATGAAATCGAGTGTAGAAAGGAATTGAGATGAAGAGACCTGATATTTGGGAGAAGATCGGCCATATGCTGGGTCATATTCTGGCGGCAACGCTGGTTATTTGCGCATGGCTGATCATTATTGTGTTCACGCTGAAGGTGATCTGGTTCATTTTGTTCCGGATTCTGCTGTGAGGTGCGATATGATTGACTATGAAGAAGTTGTTGAGGCCATATGGAGGTACGACTGTCCTCGAATCGACGTTGATGAGGATATTACGACGCTTTATGCGGATGGTAAGCCCTTTGCGCAAGTTATTCACAGGGCTGACGGGTCACGCGAGGACTTGTATTTTGAGGATTACGAGCTTCAAAAAGATATCCTGATCAAGCCGAACGCTACATTGCGTGATGTGGTCGAGCTTTGCATGAATGGTGATATTAGCTACGCAGATGCTCGTGAATGGTGCATGGAGAATGATATTTCACTTGGGCAGTTCGACAGGTGGCTTTATGGTGCGCTGAGAAAGTCTGATACCCCTGCCCGGGTGAAACCGAAAGAACCGTGGCCATATCGAGTGGTGGCGGGCATAAACCGGGTGCTGGAGATTCTGCTTAACTCGATTTTGGAGGATTTTATATGAGATGTTGTCCGGTATGCTATTCAAAAGTGAGGCCAACTGTATACGGAACAGCGACCACTGGGACAAGCCTGGAAATCAAGTATAAGATTCAGTGTCGGAATTGCGGATTTGGATGCGATAAAACAGGCAGTGTCATCGTGCAATATGATGAAGAAACGATGAACCCAATCAATGGTGGTGGACATCAGGCTTTTGAAGTCAAAGCCGAGAATAAGCAGGAGGCCATCAAGAAGGGCATGGCATTTGCAAAGAAACATGCTTCGGGTGATATCTGTGGGGATTGTGAATGCAAAATGATATCGGAGGGGACAACATGAACAACGACTTCGGAGCACTTACGATACTTGCACCTAAATGCCAGAAGTGTCCTAAGGTGGAAACTTGCGACCATAAGCAACTGGCTCATCTCGGATACATTATCCCAATCGAGGATATTGGCATCAGCATGGTGGCCCAAAGAGGTAATGGAAAGAGTCTGCGGCAGCTTGAAATCATTGATTCATTGATGAAAAGGAGAACTGATTATGAAAATCGTTGAACCTAAGTACGAAATCCTCACTGACATTTCTGAGGGAGGCATTAAGGAGCTCCAGCAGATCGAGCGAGTGGCCCGGGTCTGCTACAAGAGCGAGGACAAGATCACGCCGGATGGTGAGTCGGCAAAGAAACTGGTGGGCTTTCTGGTGAAGCAGGGGCATGAGGCTATGCTGGAGCATTCGCAGCTGAGTGTGCTGTTTACCTGTGATCGTGGCGTGGCCAATGAACTGATAAGGCACCGTATTGCGAGCTTTGCGCAGGAGAGCACACGGTACTGCAACTACTCGAAGGAAAAGTTTGGCGGAGAGCTGAGTTTTATCCGGCCGTATTATATTGATGTGACCGACACTGACGAGAAACGTGAAAGCGCAGAATATACGCCTGGCAGCACCTGGCTTGATTCCTGCGAATCTGCGGAAATCCTTTATAAGGATATGATCGCACTCGGTATGCGTCCCGAACAGGCCCGTTGTGTGCTGCCGCTGTGCTTGAAGACCGAGATCGTGGTGACGGCCAACTACCGTGAGTGGCGCAACATCTTCAAGCTGCGTACTCCTGTGGCGGCCCATCCTCAGATGCGGGAGCTCATGTGCCCGCTGCTGATGGAACTCCAGAAGAAGATCCCGGTGGTGTTCGATGATATTTACACGTACTGGCCTGCGGATGACCAGACACGGAAAGGAAGTATGGTGAAGTAAGCATGAAAGGAATGGATAAGAAATATATTGACGCGCTACAACAGTTTGGCTTTCATTTATACACGACCGAAACCGGGTATAAACTGTGCTATAACCCGATAGGCGGAACATTCTCTGCAAATTTTAATGATGAGAATTTTGTAGAGAACCTAATCAACTTTGCAGAGACATTTGATCCGAGTGCCTATGCCTCGGTTGAAATCGATGGCCCATGCTCAATCAAAGAGCTTGCCGAGACAGTTAAAAATATGGAAAAAATTCAGCTTCTCCTCCTGAAAGTAGCTCTTGCATTTGTAAAGATCGATAAAGAAAGCATGGTGAAGTGATGCGAATTGTGCTGCTCGCAAGCATTATTTTGCAAGCTATCGCAATTGGAATGTCTTTTGCTGAGAACATCGGCGAAGAAAAACAGAGAATCATCAGATATACAGGATGGTTCTTGCTTTTGATTTACATGATATTTGGTTGAGGTGATTAACTATGAAAAATCGTATTATTTGCGTCGTTGCATGTATGATGATGCTCGTTGGCTGCCTCGGGTTATGCAGTTGCGGAAACTATAGGGTGTTTGATACGACATTTACCTATTCCTGGGCACAGATTAAGTTGCCCGATGGAACTATTGTTCAAGGCAAAGTGGACAACTGGACTGACTACGAAGGCGATCAGCTGCAAATCACGATTGACAGTACCACATATCTGGTTCATGCAGCAAATGCAATTATGAAAACCTGAGTGAGAAAGGATGCGGTGATAAGAAATGCAGCAAAGAACGTATGATTTTCTCGCTAAGTTGAAGGTTCCCATGCTGACCTTTGGCGGGGAGCTGATGGGCGAGGCTGTGGAGATGGTCGTCGATGACTTGAACTCGCACCGATTTATGTCCATGAGGGATATCGAGGCATCGCTGGCAGATAAGTTCAATTGCAGCCCTGGTGTTGCAGATCGCCGGATGCGGTATGCATTGGATATGGCGGAGTATCGCTCTGGTGGGGTTAATATTGAGCTGGAGAATTTGAAGAGTACGTACGATATTAAGGTGCTGTCGCTGAAGAAATTCTTGTATGCGGCGGGGAGAAGTTTGATGGCGGAGGTGAGTGTGGGTAATGACCGCGGGTGAATTTAACGAACTGGCCAAGCAGGGGAGAGTATGGGCTAAGATCGTGGCTAATTTTAGTGGTGAATACGGACTGGTTGAGAAAATTTCCGGTTTGACGAACCAGTTTGTGAGGTTTCGGTTCAAGGGTAAGAAGCGTGATACAATCATCTCACCGGAGAATGTGATGTTTGAGATTGAGGACTAAAGTATGAAACTGGATAAAAATGTTATTTGGGTGAGGCCGCCCTGATTTACTTGACTATGGGCAGAGCACATGATATCCTTAATACATGACGAATAGGAGGTGCTTTTATGGCACGGACGGTAAAATGCCCTGGCTGTGGTGCGGATCTTACGGTGAAGGATGACAACCGAGATTTCATGTTCTGTGAGTTCTGCGGGACGAAGGTTCGGCTCGATGACTATCAGGAGACGTATCGGTTTGTGGATGAAGCAAAAGTTCGGAGAGTGGATGCGTTCAAAGATATTGCCATGAAAGGCATGGAGCTTCACGAAAAGAAACAGGAGCAAGAGCGAGAAGAGGCTGAGAAAAATCGGAGAATGATGCCGGTTTATATTGGTCTGATGATTGCGATTCCGGTTATAGCCGGCATAATTTTGAAATTTTTCGGTTAAGATAAAATTTCACGGCCTTTTTATTTTTGAAAATAACTTGACCGATGATGCCCGGTTCTGCCCATTTTATTTTTCGTAATTTTTGTGAACTTTTCGAGAAAACATCAAAAAGTGTAAATTTCGTGGCCAAAAACCCACTTTGTGGCCAAAAATTTTTACAAAAATGGCCACAAAAACTAACGTAAATACGTTAAAAATATGCCATTTGGCCAAAAACCCACTTTTTTCTTTAAGTTACTTAAAAAATTGAAAATATATATATAGTAATAGGAGATAAAAAATGGGCTTTTGGCCACAGCGAGTTTTTAGCTCGATTTGGCCGCGAGGGCCATAGATTTTTGCCTTGTAAAATCTCGTCGGATAGTGTATGATAAAGATGCAGCGTATGGTTGCATTATCGCTGACGGTTATGAGGTGTAAAATATGGATTTCGTTAATGAGTATGGTTTTGAAGAATGGTGGACTGAAGATCGTAAAGGTCGGCATATATCTTGTTACGCAAATAAATATGTAGAACTTCATATAAAAAGACCCGTGTGCGAATGTGGACGAATACTTGGCAAAAATGGACGAGAGCATTGGCGTTGCTCAAAATGCGGAGCAGAGTATTCGTATGATGAGCTTTACCGCTCCTTTGGTCCAGATGATTATAATTACGACTGCGATGATGGAACGATACAAGATGACTATGGCGAAAGAAAATATGAAGCACTTCAGATGTGCTGTGGACCAGAAGAATTGTACGAAATCTATAAGCATCTTTAATGACGCGAAAAAAAGCAATCTCTATTATGGAAGAAATTCCACCAATTCAACAAAGGAGATTGCACCATGAGAAAAATTGAAATGGAAGAAAGAACACTTCAGGTTGTAATGACTACAATGGGCAATATGGAATATGCGCGCGGTAAATCTAGTGGGCGCAAGAACACATTGCAATTGATGAATCAGGCTATGACTTGGAGCGGAATTTCAAACGAGACAATACAGCACATTATGCAAGCTTATCGACAGCTTGAAAAAGTGGATAAGTTGTAAATTTTTAAAAGCCCTTGCGCGAAAAACGCAGGGGCTTTTTCTTTTGCTCTGTTTTCTCAAAAATTCCTAAAAATTCACATTATTTCCTAAAAACTCACGCGAGAAAAACATCCCCTTTTATGGGAGGAATAGAATGTGTCTCAAGACGTGCTATTCCTCTTATTTTTGGAGGTTGTATCATGCTCGAAAATAAATTCAAGACAGGATTGGTAAAGGAACTGAAAGAACGCTTTCCAGGCTGTAAGGTTGTCCATTTAGATCCTACGGAGATTCAGGGTATTCCCGATCTCTTAGTTCTTTATGGTAAAACCTGGGGCGCACTGGAAGGCAAGAAGTCAGCGACTGCATCTCATCGTCCAAATCAGGACTATTATGTTCGGCAAATGGACGAGATGAGTTTTGCTTCCTTTATCTATCCTGAAAACAAGGAGGAAGTTCTTAATGAACTGGCGAGATCATTCGAGGCTCACGGGGAAACATGCCCTCCTCGGAGCAAGTAACTATCATTGGTTAAACTATGATGCAGATAGGCTGACCAATGCCGTTCTTAATTATCAGGCGAAAGAACGAGGAACCCGCCTGCACGCGTTTGCAGCTGAGTGCATTGCTCTTAAGCAAAAGTTGCCAAAGAGCAAAAAGACATTAAATACCTATGTGAATGATGCCATTGGCTTCCGCATGGATACTGAACAAGTCCTCTATTATAGCGACAACTGCTTCGGAACCGCAGATGCAATTACATTCAACGACGGTTTCCTTCGCATTCACGATCTCAAAACTGGAGCTGTTCCTGCACACATGGAGCAGCTCTATATTTATGCCGCTCTTTTCTGTCTGGAGTACGGATACGACCCGAAAGATATTCGGATAGAAACCCGTATCTACCAGAACGATGAAATCTGGATCGAGAATCCTACTGAAGATGAAATCAATCCGATTATTGCTAAAATCAAAGAGTTTGATCCGATTATCACTGATATTTTGTTAGGAGTGGCAGCATGAACCCGATTGAAAAAGACCTTCGTTCTTATTTTGGCATTACCTCTGAAAGTAATATTCTGGAGCATTACGGTACGAAACGCCATTCCGGGCGTTATCCCTGGGGCTCTGGTGATAATCCGTATCAGCATTCTGGTGATTTTTTGTCCCGGGTGAAAGAATTAAAAAAGAAAGGCCTCTCTGAAAAAGATATTCTGGAAACTATCAATAATTCTCTTCCCGATGAATATAAAATGGGGCTTACAGAGTTTAGAGTAGCTCAGCGGACGGCTACACATGAACGCCAAGCATTGGAGTACGACAAGATTCGTGCTCTAAAAGAAGATGGTCTTGGATGGAAAGAAATTGGTGATAAACTAGGGATGAGCGAATCTAGTGTTCGCTCTAAATATAATGGCAACATTAGTAAAAAAGAACAACGTGCTGTAAATATCGCAAATACATTGAAGGCTGAAGTCGATAAAAAAGGTATAATTGACATTTCTGAAGGAGCAAATTCTGTTTTAGGAATAACTCAAACGGAGTTGGATGAGGCCGCATACAAGTTAGAGGCCGAATATGGCTATAAGCGCTACGGTGTGGGCATCAAGCAGCCTACCAATCCTCGCCAGCAAACGAACATTACAGTTCTTGCGAAGCCTGAATTTGATCAGAAATATGCTTATCAGCATCAGGATCAGATCGATTCACTTGGCGATTATCATACAGATGATGGCGGCGACACTTTTACGAAGCTTCAGCGCCCCTCCAGCCTGGACTCCAGTCGTGTTGCGATTCGTTATGGCGACGAAGGTGGCCTGGATAAAGACGGCGTTATGGAGATTCGCCGTGGGGTTCCTGACCTTGATCTCGGCAAGAGCCATTATGCGCAGGTTCGCATCCTTGTTGACGGCGACCATTATCTGAAGGGCATGGCAGTCTATTCTGACGATCTGCCGGATGGTGTGGACGTTATGTTCAACACCAATAAGCCTTCTGGCACGCCCAAGATGAAGGTCCTTAAAGAAGCAAAAGCGGACCCTGACAACCCGTTTGGCGCAGCTATCAAGGCCAACGGCCAGAGTATGTATATCGGTGATGACGGCAAAGAGCACCTCTCGCCGATCAACAAGCTGAAGGAGGAGGGCGACTGGGACACGATGTCTCGGAATGTCTCTTCTCAGTTCCTTTCCAAGCAGCCCAAGAAGCTGATTGAGAACCAGCTTAACCTTACCGTTGCGGATTATAAAGCCCAATATGATGAAATCATGCGGTACGATAATCCTACGGTCAAGAAGAAACTGCTCAATGATTTTGCTGATACGGTTGAAGGAACATCCATGACTCTGAAGGCATCTGCTTTCCCGGGCCAGTCCACGAAGGTTATCCTGCCGATCAATAAGATTAAGGAGACAGAGGCTTATTGCCCTACCTATGAGAATGGCACCAGACTTGCACTGATCCGTTATCCTCATGCAGGTACCTTTGAGATTCCCATTGTGACTGTCAACAACAAGAATGTCAGCGGCAAGCGGAATCTCGGTGCGATTCAGGATGCAATCGGTATCAATGCGAAGGTTGCAGAGCGGCTTTCGGGCGCAGACTTCGATGGCGACACGGTTATGGCGATTCCTATTACCGACAAGGTCAACATCAAGTCCACCCGTGCATTGAAAGCACTGAAAGGATTCGATCCCAAGACAGCTTATGCAGTTCCTGAAGGCAATCCGAACAATGTCAGGCTGATGAAGAAAGAAGACAAGCAGCGCGAAATGGGCGTGATCTCCAACCTCATCACTGACATGACACTGCGTGGTGCTGATGAGGACGAGCTTGCACGTGCGGTTAAGCACTCCATGGTCGTTATCGATGCGGAAAAGCATAAGCTGGACTATAAGCGCTCTGAGCGAGAGAATGGTATCCCCGAGCTGAAGCAGAAGTGGCAGATTCGTGTTGACGAAGAAGGAAACACTAAGTATGGTGGTGCATCCACGCTGCTGTCCCGGCGTAAGCAGACAGTACGAGTGCCGGAGCGTCGTGGCAGTGTCCGCATAGACAAGGAGACCGGTGAGTATATTTACAAGGAGAGCGGACGGACATTCACTGACCCCAAAAGCGGCAAGAAGCGTCTAGCGGAGGATACTGTCAGCCTGATTTCCGAAACGAAAGATGCTCGAACTCTGTCTTCTGGCACTGTTCAAGAGAACCTATATGCGGACTTCTCTAATAAGCTGAAGGCCATGGCCGCTCAAGCTCGAAAAGAAGCTGTTAATATGAAAGGACTCGAATACAGTGCTGAAGCTGCTAAAAAGTATGCCCCTGAAGTAGCTTCGCTGAAAGCTAAGTATGCAAATATGATCGCCAATAAACCCAAAGAACGCAAGGCGATGCTAATTGCTAATGCTAATATTAAGGCAAAGATTCAAGAGCAAGGCTTGAACCCCAACATTACAGAAGATAAAAAAGAGATTAAGAAAATCTCTTCTGTCGAAATGCAGCGTGCTCGTGATTCAGTTGGTGCAAGCGGACGCAGATCCAAGGTCACCTTCACGGATAAGGAATGGGAAGCTGTTCAAGCTGGTGCAATTTCAGACAACATGCTGACGAAATTCCTTAATTCGTCTGATTCTGATGAAATTGTGAAGCGTGCAATGCCAAAGAATGCAACTGTTATGACTTCTGCAAAGATGTCCAAAGCAAGTGCAATGCTGCGAAGCGGTTATTCTTATGCCGAAATCGCAAAGGCTTGTGGCGTTCCTGAATCTACTGTTTATAGTGCACTCAATAAGTAACAATCCATCAAGAAAGAGGCTTTGAATTATGGTTCGATGCTTTCTTACCACCTTTGACAACCCGTACAGTCCGTATGAGGAGTTTGAAAAGTGGTACCAATATGACGTTGATCACGGCTACAACTCTTCCGGGTTGCTTATGAGGATCGCCGAGACCTCCTCTCAGTTCACGGACAACGAAAATGCCTATGAAATTGAGAAAGCAATCGACAAGATTGTTGCTGCTGATCCAATAAACATTTACAAAAAGCTCAAAATCAATGTATCTGATGAAGATACGCTAGGCCAAACTGCGTAAACCATAGGGAGGGGG